GGCTAAAGACGGCAGTGACTTAAAACTCTTTAATTAACAAAAAATCGCTAAGGGGATAAATGGGTCTTTTTAAGATTCAAGTTAACAAACTCAAAATCAACAAATTATGGATATTATCTTAATGTTTTTAGCATGTACTGCAGCAACAATAACTACCATTATTAAAATTAATCAGTATTATACTGATAAGTTTAAGAATAATAAGTAACTTTGTGTCATGCCTACAATTCTCTATACTGGAATTTTAGTTAATAAGGATAAGGTTCTTAATACTGAAGATAACTATACTCCTCAAGTTCAAGTAACTGATCGGACAGTTCAAGTCTTTAATGAACAAGAAGACCTTATTATGGAATTTACCTACGAAGAACTACGGGGGATTATGGGTGTAATAGCTGCTGAGCAAGAAAAAGAACATTTCTTTATCAGAGCTAAAATTAAAGAAAATTAAAATTAAATTAAAATGGCAAATATTAATAGAAAAAATTACAATGCTACTGGTAAAACAGGTTTTGAAAATAGTCCTGCTAAAGTGTGGCACGTTAACGAATTAGTTGGAACTACAATTGGATATAAATCTATTGCAGGTTTTATTAATTTTTTAGCAAATAATACTGAAACTATAACAGTAGTTTCTAACGATACTGGATATCCAGATGCAAATGTTACTATAACAAAAATAATGTCGAGTAGAAGTAGATTGCTTTTAACTTTTAACTTACCAGGTAATGAATATAGATATACTTCTTGCATAGGAAATTTAAATATGCCAGATAGTAATAATACATTTATAGATAAAATAAGCATAAGTAAAGATATATCTAGTACTGTTGAAGTAGTTACGTTTTTTATAAATGTTATTAGAGTAGATGCAACTACAGTCAGTAATATAGCATATTCAGGAGCTGTACCTCAAGTTATATATTTTGAATTTAAAGTATTTATCTAATGGCAAGAATAACTAAAGATAATTATAACTAATTAAAATCTAAAGATTTAAATACTAGCTATGAAACAATACACAATAGAAGAACTTAAAAATGAGTTCAAAAAACTTAACTACGAATTTCCTAATCACTTACATCTTGTAGGTATTAGATCTAACGCTAACAAACCTAATGAGTTTGATGACCTTATCGCAGTTATAAATAATAACGAAATTAGTTGGTATACCTGCACTACTAATCCTGGGACTCATTGGTTGTTAAACTTACTCAATCCAAAAGGTGCAGCTCTTCTTAAACCTGGGCAATATCTTAATACATGGCAACTAGGTCTTCATCAGGGTAAGTATCAAGCTCTTACACAATGTAAAAATGTTACTGTGTTTAGAGATGGAGATAAAGATAATATTGCTGAAGAAACTAAAGTAACTCAAACTGGTATGTTTGGAATTAACATTCACAGAGCAAACGAAAAGTTAATATCTAAATTAATTGACAAATGGTCTGCAGGATGTCAAGTTCTTAATAACCCTCAGCAGTTCAATGAGTTACTTACTAAATGTAAGCAGTCAGGACTTAAAACATTTACTTATACTTTACTAAATGAATTTTAATGGAACAATCTCTTATTGAAAGATTAATAGATTTTGGTGCTTTAGGTATAATGACTATAGCTATGGGTTACATACTATACCAATACTGGAAGAAAGATAAAGAAGAAAAAGAAAGATTAATTAAAAGACTAGAAGATTGTAACGATACAATAAAAAGTTATAAAAATGAAAAAAATGCTGACTAGTATATTCTCAGCAGATGGGAATCTTTCTTTTAAACGAGTAGGATCAGCATTGACTCTACTTGTTCTATTTGCATTAGCTTTTATTAGTACTTTAACGGAATCTAAAACTCCTGATTATATCTACGACTGGTTAGTCATTATAGTACTTACAGGATTTGGAGGTACAGCAGCTGAAAACATTATCAAAGCTAAACAACCACAGCAATGAACGACAAATACGAAAAACTTATTGCATTAGTTTTAATGGGGATAGTAACTGTCGTTACTATATTAATACTCTTTCAAACTACAGAACCAGAACTTCCAGTTACTAACGAACAAGATAATACTAAATTAGAGTTAGAAATAGAAAATCAAAAACTTAAATTTTTAATTGACTCTTTAGCACTAGTAGATAGTATCCATCTTATTCAATTAAAAGAAAAACAAATCCTTATTAAAACTAAAAAAGATGAAGTCGTTAAAGCTATTTATTTTATTCCTAATGCTGATACTAAGTATAAAGACAGTCTCTGGACAGTGTATACTCAGGACACCATCGGGAGAGGTTATACTAAATAAATCTCAAGAAGATAAAATTCTTCAGTTGCTTAAAGAAAAAGAAATCTTATATTTGGTAATTGAAGATAAAGATCTTCAGATTAATTATTTAAATAATAAACAGATGGAAAGTTTCAGACTAACTCAAGCATTAATGGAGAGTAATGAAAGACTTCAAGAGAAGACTTTATCTCTATCTAAAAAAGTAGATTCTCAAAACCAAGAGATCGGACAGTTGAAAAAAGATTTAGATATTAAAACACATCGACTTAGAGCTTTCCAAATTGCTACAGCAGTTACTTCTACAATTATTCTTGTAAAAGTATTTCTTATGTAAAAGATTTAATTATATTTGCATTCAAATACCTAACACAATGAATGCAATTAATTTTAATCCTACCCGTGATTGGGTAGTTGTTCCAGATCCATCCGTTAAAGAAACAGAAAGCGGAATCGTATTATCAGAAGGAGCTGCTATGGCAGCAAAGAAACCTACATCTACTATTGTAGCATGTGGTCCACAATGTACTCAAGTTAAAGTTGGGGATGAAATCTTAGTTCATCCGACAGCTGAAGGATTTTTCTTTGAAGTTGATGGAAAGAAATACGCAGCTATTAATGAGTTTATGGTACTTGGTGTAATCCCAACTAATAAAATTCAAGGTCCAACTAATCTATAAATTTTATGGATGGCACAGTAACAATTTCGTTGAAAGATTACGATGAGTTACGCAATCAAGAACTCTTCGTAAAAGATACAAAGCAAGCCTTAGTCAAGTCTGCTAAAGAGTTAGAAGTATTCTTATCTTTTCTATGTACCAGGGAAAACATCTCTGAGTACATAGAAGAGTTTAACAATCACGCTAAAACTTGTAGAATTAGACTAATAGATGGGCGAGCTAAAATTGAATTAATAAATTTCTCAAATGAAACCGATCAAGATTAAAGCACAAACTACATTTAAGTATTTGTCTTTCTTTAATGGGCTATTTAAGCTTACAGAAAATGAACTTAAAGTCCTTGCAGCTCTTATAGATAATACTACAGAAGTAAATTTATGCTCTGCAGCAAATAAAAAGAAAATTGCTGAGCTACTAGAAATTAAAGATCACAATACTTTAAACAACTATGTCAAAAGATTAAAGGATAAGAAAGCTATTCTAAAAGATAAAGCTAACTATAAACTTAATCCTATGCTAGTAAAACAAAACAGAATAATAGCAGTTATTGCTGATGAGGTATGATAACAAAGTAATTTGGATGTTTGATAAAGCACCATTTTACATTGCAACTATACAAAATTCCAAAGGTAAATTAATCGCAATAGAAATAGAAGAACATGAGCAACAAGATCAAACCGAGCACACTACAGATGATTAAAAATTACACGATAGATACGTGGGATTATATTGCAGAAGGTTGTCCACCAACACCAGTTGCAGAATACAAACAACGCATAGAAATTTGCAATGATTGTCCATCTATTACAGATACATTTAAGTGTTCAGAATGTGGATGTCCAATGCTTAAAAAAGCTAAAAGACAAACTGCAAAATGTCCACTTAATAAATGGCCTAAAACTGTAATAGGATCTGAAGGTAAAAAGATTAATATTACCAGAGGTAAATGAGTACAAAAAAAGAAAAGAAAATAATCATTCAATTAGCTACTAAACATAACCTGTCTTTGCATGCTATAGAAGATGTAGTATTTCATCAGTTTAAGTTTGTTGCTGAAATGATGAAACAACCTGATTTTCAAATGATTAGACTACCTTATTTTGGAAAATTTCATGCAAAAAAAGGGCGCATAGCTCATCTAAATGAAAAAACTAGGCGTAAATTAGAAAAACAAAAATCTATATGAAAGATTTACTTACGATAAGCGAAAACGTAGTTCTCCCATCTCCATATGCATTGCTAATTCCAGAGTTTAGTAAGTTAACTAAAACAGAATTAGCGTTTTTGTACCATTTTGTGGACCACAGATCTAGTTATGCTACATACGAAGAAAATGAAAGACAGGAAATTCTTATTAAAGATTTTAATGTTACTATAACCCCAAAACTTCAAGCAGGAATGGTTAAGTATAAAGAGTTATCTGAAACTCACGCTACTAAACTACTTAAAGCTGCACGTATTTCAGTAACTAAACTAGAAAAATATTTTGCAACTATTGACCTAACAGAAATGGATGAAAATGGACGATTGATTTACCAGGCAAAAGACTTGGTTGCTAACTTATCTAAAATGGGGGATGTAGTTGAAGGACTCGATAAATTAGAGGAGTTGGTTAAAAGACAAGCAGAGAAAGATAATCCAAATCGTGGAGGAGTTGTAACAAATAAGTATAGCGAATAATGACATTTATAGATACTCACCTATTCTCACCAGCATCAACTAATTACCTAACCAAAGGGCACTACACTGATGAAATAAAAAACTCTAAAAGATACTATGAGTTTTGGGATGAGGAAAAACACAGATGTTTGTACGGATACGAGGTAAATGGAGTCCACATTACAGGGTTCCATTACTTTTATCTCAACTATTGTGTTATAGATAGAGTAGTAGATGTAGTAGATCCAGTAACTGGAGAAGAATACTCACAACGTGAGAGAACTTTCCCTGCATTTTATGATGGGGATTACGATTACTTTCAAGCAATAGAAAAAGCTAGGAAAACTAACAAGCATATTGTAGTACTTAAGGCTAGACGTAAAGGTTATTCGTACAAAGCCGCAGCTATGCTAGCAAGAAACTACTACCATTTACGTAATTCTAAAAACTTTGTATTTGCATCAGATAAACAGTACTTAATTGGTGATGGTATCATGTCTAAAACATGGGATATCTTATCATTTATTGATGACAATACAGCTTGGACTCAACCTAGGATTAAAGATACAGATATGCACAAGCAATCTGGGTACAAAAAGAACGTAAATGGTGCAGATGTAACGCTAGGTTTTAAATCTCAAATACTAGCAGTGAGTTTAAAAGATGATCCAGACAAAGTTCGTGGTAAAGCAGGTGAGTTAATCTTCTTTGAAGAAGCAGGATCCTTTACAGGTCTACTAAAAGCATGGGAAGTAGCTATGCCAACTATGAAACAAGGGTCTAAAACACTTGGAACTATGGTGGCGTTTGGTACTGGTGGAGAAGAAGGACCTGGATTTGAAGGTTTAGAAGAGTTATTTTATCATCCTGAAGCTTATGATTGTCTTGCATTTGAAAATGAGTGGGATTCTGGAGCTATGGGTACTAACTGTGGATTCTTTCACCCTATTTACAAAAACTTAGATGGGTTTATTGACAAAGATGGGAATAGTGATACCAATACAGCTATAGAATTTGAACTTGAGCAGAGAGAAAAGAAGAAAAAAGGTAATGATGCTAAATCATTTGACCAATATGTAGCTGAACATGCTTTTACTCCACAAGAAGCTACTCTTCAAGTTACTGGAAATACCTTTGACGTTACATCACTCAAAGAACAGTACAATCGAGTGATAGCAAACAACTTAGATGCTATCGGAGTAGCAGGAGAGTTGTATTATAACTCTGAAGGGAAGATAGATTTCCGTGGTAACACTCCATTTAAACCAATTACTAAGTTCCCACATAGGAAAGATGATGATGTAACAGGTGCAGTAGTAGTGTATGAGCCTCCATTTAAGACAGACCAAGAGCAACTTACCCCAAAAAATATGTACATAATTGGGCATGACCCTTATGCACAAGCTGGAACCTCTGGATCTTTGGGAGCAGCATACGTTATTAAAGTTCCTAATAACATGTCTAAGCCAGATGACTTAATTGTAGCATCATATGTAGGAAGACCGCAGACTCAAGATGAATACAATAGAAATCTGTTTATGTTAGCAGAATACTATAACGCTAAAATAGGATTTGAGAATGACCGAGGTGAAGTCATACCTTATGCTAAACGATTTAGAAAGCTACATCTTCTTCAAGAAGAGTTTGAGATGTTAGATAAACGAGATTTACGGAGTAAAACAGTTAAGAGGCAATATGGAATGCACATGACTGAGCAACGTAAGAACCAAGGAGAACTTTACATTAGAGACTGGCTTATTGATAGCAGAGGTGCTGACGAAGAAGGAAACTTTACCCTTAACTTACATAAGATTTATGACCCAGCTTTATTGCAAGAGTTAATTAAATTTAATCGTAAAGGTAACTTTGACCGTGGTATGGCATTAATGATAGCAATGTATCATATGCGAGAATTATACAACAAAGAAGTTTACATTCAAATTAACGATAACTCTAGTAATGACTGGTTCGATAAAATATACAAATAACCAAATAAATTACTTAATTTTGTATCTTTACTAAGAATTTAATTTAATTTTGTAATTAATGTACGGACAAGCTCATATACCTAAACAAAGAGTTCCACTATCTCAAAAAGATGAGAAATGGAAAAAAGATTGTGTTGACGCATTTATTAACTTGTCAAAGTTTGGAATTAGTGAGCGTCGTGCGTACTTGCGATCTTTGTATGACTACTATAATGGAGTAATAGATGAAGAAGATTATAATTATGTACTTAAGCCTTACGGTAAAACTAGAAAGAATTTCCCGACTAAGCTTAGAAACTACCCAATCATTAAACCCATTATTGATTTACTTCTTGGAGAGAAATCTAAGCGTCCTTTAGAGTATTCAGTTACTGTACAGAATCCTGATGCTATAAGTCAGAAAGAAGAGCAGTTACAAAACCTACTTCTTAATAATATCCGTACACAATTCTTAAATGAATTGATTAAACAAGGACAAGTAGAAGGAGAGCAACAAGAGGTTCCGCTTCCTAAGCAAGTTCAAGAAGAATTCAATCGTTCTTACGTAGATTCACGTGCAATTAGAGGACAACATTCTTTGAATTATATTATGAGTCAACAAGAGATTTATGATAAGTTTCAAAAGCAATGGTTTCACTTTTTGGTTGCAGGGGAGTGTTACTCTCACAAAGGAGTTAGACGTAACGAACCATTTTACGAAGTTATTAATCCACTAGATGTTGACTTTGATAAAGACCCAGATATCGACTTTGTAGAAGATGGAGATTGGGCAATCATTAGAAAGTTCTCACATGCTTCAACTATCATTGATGCTTATGGAGAGTTTTTATCTGATGAACAAATCCTAGAATTAGAATCTCCTACTCACACATCTGCAGAAGCCTATCTTTTGTATAGAGCAGAAGCAAGCGGTGCTGATGATAATATTTACCGTAACAGATTAATTGAAATCGTTACAGTTTACTGGAAATCAAGAAAAAGAATTGGTTTCCTAAGTTACATAGATCCCAATACGGGAACTCAAGAACTAAAAGAAGTTGATGAAACTTTCAAACTCACTAAAGAGATGAAAGAACAAATGCAAGCTTCTTTAGAATGGGAATGGGTTAACGAAGTATGGGAAGGAATTAGAATTGATAGAAGATTTTATATTAAGATGAATCCATTAGCTATTCAAAGAACTAGCATGGATAATCCTTCTATTTGTAAGTTGCCAATTAATGGAAGAAAATACTCTGATATTAATTCGCAACCTATCTCTTTAGTTAGTCTTGGAATACCTTACCAACTCAACTACAATATTTACAAATACAGAATGGAATTAGCAATAGCCAGGTCAAAAGACATTATTGCTCAATTCGATATTAACATGATCCCTAAGAATTGGGATATGGATAAGTTCATGTACTTTGTAGAGGGTACAGGTATTGCTTGGGTGGATTATAACAAAGAGGGAATACAACTTTCTCCGCAACACCAATCTGTGTTGGATATGTCAATTAAGACAATCTCACAATACCTTACCCTCTTAGAATCAATCATGGTTGAATGGGAGAAGTTAAGTGGTGTTAATAGACAACGTCAAGGTTCTATGGGAACCTATGAGGGGAAAGGAACATCTCAACAAGCCATTGTACAATCTTCACATATTACTGAAGATTTATTTAGAAAGTTCTCAAACTTTGAACAACGTGAGTTGCAAGGTTTAATTGACTATTCTAAAATTGCTTGGATTAGCGGAAAAAAAGGAATGTTTGTAATGCCAGATAATACTTTAGCAGAATTAGATATTGAAGGTATTGGACATTTAGAAACTGAATACGGAATCTTTGTATCTGATGGAGGTAAAGACGTAGAGAAATTGCAAGCAATTAGAGGATTTGCACAAGCTGCAGTTCAGAATGGTCTTCCAATGTCAGCTGCTATCTCTATCTTTGAAAGCGATAGTTTCCCACAAATTAAAGATAAGATTCGTCAAGCTGAAAAGGCTCAAGAAGAACTTAATAAAGCTCAACAGGAAGCACAGACTCAACAGCAACAACAGCAAATGCAAATTCAACAACAACAGATGGAACTTAATAATATTGATAAAGAAAAAGAACGTCAGTTGCAAATTGAACTTGCTCTTATCAGTGCTGAAGGAGATGATAAAAAGAATTCAGCTAGTTTAGAGAAAATGATGAAAGACTTTGAGATTAAGCAAAAACAACTTGAACTTAAAGAACAAGAAATTAATAATAAGTTAGCACAAAATAATACAGCAGAATAATGGCTAAGAAAGACTTAATGTCAAAATATCTTACTCCTCTAGATAGTTTAGAGAAGAACGGAACAGAAGTAATTAAAGACTTAGAAGCAGGATTTAGAGGTTCTGGAAGATTAGATACTTTAGTAGCTGAGTTAGCTTTAAGTATGCTAGAAGTTGCTAATAAAGTTCATCTTTTACATTGGGGAATGACTGGTCAAGGTTCTTATGCTGCACATCAAACTCTTGGTGACTTATATGACAGTTTACGAGGTAGAGCAGATGAAGTTGTAGAAAACTACCAAGGTATTGCAGAGACATTACTTACATTTATGGACTTTAATGTTAGTCCAAAATTTAAGGATGTAACTAACTGTTTAACTGCACTAGATACTTTAAAGAATAAAGTAGATGATCTTCAAAAAGAAAGTAAGTTTTCTGAATTCAATAACTTACTAGATGAGATTAAAGCAGACATTAATAAAGCAAAATATAAGTTGACTTTTTTGAAATAAAAGTAAATGGATAATGCGACTAGAAGACAATTGCTCGAACAAGCAAAACAAGTTGGATATACAGGAAGCATATTAGATGTATTCCAAAATCCACAAGTTCTAGATCAATTTGCTCAAGAGCAACAATCTCAACAACAAACACAAGTTCAGCAGCCTCAGCAGCAAATGCAAGTTGAGATGCCGACTCCTCCTGCTACAACTCCTAACTATAGAGTAGAACAACCTAGACAATCTGAAGCTAAACCTTTAGTAATGTCTAACACTGAAGTTCCTATTCAGATTAGAAGAAATGGTGGGATAAAGTTTGACAATGGTGGGCCTAAAGATAAAGGTTGGAGAGAATATAAAACACCAACAGGTGAAAGTTTATATTTAGATCCTAGATTTAAAGATCAAAGATATTATGTAAATGAAAAAGGAGATCATATAACTCCTAATCAAAACATGTCTTTATATGATGTTAATGAAAAAATATGGGAATCAGGAACATCATTACCTACTCTTAATATATCTCCTAGATATAAATATGAGCAACGTCCAGGTGCATTAGGCGCAATGGAAACTATTAGAGTTGATTTAGATAATAACTCTCAGCAAACAATATCTCCTGATGTAATGGCTACTAAAAGAGAGATGGATAGTTTTGCTAACTCTTTTAATCCTGCAGGTTTAGCTGTACAAGGTGTAAGTAATATGGCGCAAGGTAATATTGTAGAAGGCGCATTACAAACTGCACTTAGTATTCCTGTTGTAGGGCAAGCTGTAGGTAAAGTAATTGGTGCTCCTTTTAAATTTATAGGTAATAAGTTAGCATCAACTTATGGTCCAGCGCTATCTGAAGTTGGTAGATTAGCAACTACAAAAACACCTTTAAGAAATGCTTATAATATTTTACCAAAAAGTACTAAACAACTACCTGGTTCTGGTAATGTTAATGATGTAGTTAAGTTAGAATCTGAAATTTTAAAACCTAGATTTAACTTACAAAGAAGTTCATCTAAACCAAAAGATACTATGTTTAATAAAACAGAAGACCTTTCAGATGAAACATTTAACATAACAAAAACATTTAAGGGTAGGAGCGAAGAAGCTAAAACAATTCCAAGAAGTATAGATATAACAGGTAAATCTGGAAATTGGCAACTTAATAAAAACAATAATGGTACTTTTTCTTTTAGTGCTACTATGACTAATCCTGTTGAATCTGGTAGGGCTATGTTAAAGATGGATAAGTTAATGCCTCCAAAACCTACCATACTAGAAGAAAAAAGTTATAGTCTTGACTCTTGGTTAAACCATGCAAAGTTAAAAAATAGACCTCATTGGTCTGGAGAATTTAATGGTTATATTCCTTTAAATCATAGTGCTGTACATAATAAAAGTTTGGCAAAATTTGTACCTGAAGCTACTATTGACTATAGTGTCTTTAAAAACCAAGTTGATGCAGAAGAAGCTTTACAAATAGTAAATAATTTAATTAAAAAACAAGGAGTTGCTCAAGAAGCTAAAATTTTAAAAACAGGAGATGCATATCAAATTCAAATCCCTAATTTTAAATTAACTAGAGATTATAAAACTGGAGGAGTAATGTATAATTATGGAGGTATAACTGATCCTCCTTCTAAAACTTCAAACCCACAAATGCCTATAATTCAACAGCCTGCAGTATCTACAGCAATAGTTCCTACAGGAGCAGAATTATTTGCAAGAGATACTTCTTTACAATTAGCTGAAAAATTAAATACTTTACCAGAAGAACAACCTACAAAAGAATATTATCCTACAGATTCTTACATAAAACAATTAAGACTTCAAGAAAATGCAGGAAAAACTGGGTATAAACAAGATAAATTTTATCCATATAATTCTGTAGAAGGAGGAACACCTACTATTGCTTATGGCCATAAACTTACAAAAGAAGAAGTAGCTAAAAAAATGTATCAAAATGGGCTTACCGAAGAAGAAGCTACTGCTTTATTAAAAAAAGATTTAGAAAGCCATGTTAATACAGCTCGTAGAACTTATAATAAAAAATATGGAGAAAATGCATTTAATTCTGTACCAGAAGATATGCAAAATTTATTAGTAGATTATTCTTATACAGGAACTGGTGTTAATGTTTTTCCTAATTTTCATAATGCTATTTATAATTACAGTGTTGCAGATACTCCTGAAAAAAAATTACAAGCTCAGCAAGAGTTAATGAAAAATTATAAAAGGCATGTAAACGGAAAAGAATTATCTAGCAGAAATACATTTACAGAAAACATACTTAAAACTCTTCCAATTAAAAAATATGGAGGTAAAAAATGCTACACTTGTAACCAATCAAAATTACAAGTGCTATATAATAAAAGAAATTATAAAAAATAATTACATAGTTTCTAATTAAAACCCTTAATATATCTTTGTGATATGAGTAAACCAACACTAAAATTTGAAGACATTTCTCTAGACGATGTTCTAGGGGATGGAATCGAACCAACTGGCGCAGACGAAGGCGTGAAAGGCGGTTCAGATCTAAAACTTGATGAGAATCGAGATTTAGATAAAGATGACAAGAAACCAGTTAACGACCCATTAGATGACGAAGATGATACAGAAGATAATGAAGATAATAACAATGCTTCTGATGATGATTCTAATGATGACGATAATACTGATGATAACAGTGATAATGGCGGTAATGATAATGACAGTATTATCTCTTCTATTGCTAAATCACTTGGTTATGATGTGGAAAAAGAATATGCAGAAACCGAAGAAGGTTTAGCAGAATTCACTAAAGATATTGCACAAAATATTGCTGAAGAACAACTTGAAGGATTGTTTAAACAATTCCCAATGGTTCAAAAGCATTTAGATTTTGTAATGGCTGGTGGAGATCCTGAGAGATTCTTTGAAGCTTATAACCCAAGAACAAGTTTTGAACACATGGAAATTGAGCAAGACGATAGTCGTACTCAAAAGTATATGATTAGTGAATTTTTGAGATCTAAAGGTCATGATGATGAGTTTATCAAAGACATGATTAACGATTACGAAGATTCTGGTAAGTTGTATGATCGTGCTAAAGTTGCTCAGCGTAACCTTGCTACTATTCAAAAGCAAGAACGTGATGGAATGGTACGTCAACAACAAGAAGCACAACAACGTGCTGCTGAAGAAAACGAAAGATTTTGGGAGGGAGTAGCAAACACAATTCAAGAAGGAAAAGAGTTTGCTGGTATCCGTATTCCAGATCGTGAAAAAGCTAAATTCTTTGATTACATTTCTGAACCAGTTAATGATAACGGTCAGACTCGTAGAGATGTTGATTATTCTAAAGCTAACATAGAAGCTAAGTTGGCATTAGACTATTTGATGTACAAAGGATTTAACTTAAAAGATATTATTGATGTAAAAGCAAAGACTGCTAGCGCTTCTAGTTTAAGAGAAAGAGTTAAACAAAATGAAGAGCGAGTTAAGTCAATGCAGACTAACGATAGAAAAGGAAAGAAATTTGATGCAGATAATCTGGATCTAAAAGCATTGTTTGGGTAACCAGACAATATAACAATTAACTTTAAAAAAATATAATTATGGCTCTAATGCAAGTTCTTAAAACGTACTATAATGATGCGCAAATGACCGACACTAACTCGTTGGTTAACGCACTTATGGAGCGTCCAGAGGAGATCTCTCCTATCATTACTCACTTGGCTGGTCGTGAGGAAAAGAAATTTCCATTGTCTTTCTTGACTGAAGGTGTTGGAAACACTCGTTCAATTGATCGCTACGAATATGAATACCGTGTTAAAACTCACGAAATCAATGTTCGTCCAGTTGTTGTAGGTCCAGCTGTTGATTCAGGTGCAGGTGGTTCTCCTTTTACTTTGACTTTCCCTGACAAATGGTTTATTTTTCCTTACACTTTGGTATCTCAATCTGGTGTTCTTGCTCGTATTATGAGTGAGCCTATCCAAGATGGTGCTGGTTGGAAATATACTTTGCGTTTGGTATCTCCTGATACTTCTTCAGTTCCTGCAGCTGATGTAACTGCTGGTGCTTTGTGGGGTATGTTGTATGCTAATGTAGGAATTGACTTCTCTCGTGGTAATGCATCTAACTGGACTGCTCCTGGTTTGGTTCGTTCTAAAATTGGTACAGTACGTAAATCTTACCATTTCTCTGGAAATGCTAAAGATTATGTTGCTCAATTCGAGTTGCCTTTGAAAGAAGGAAGCAAAACTAAATTGTGGATGGATTACGAAGAGTACCGTCACATGTTGAAGTTTAAAGAAGAGTGTGAAATGTACTATTGGTATGGTCAAAAAACTCATGATGAAAATGGTGTTAGCACTATGTTGGATGAGAATGGTCAACCTGTAGTTTCTGGTCCTGGTTTGCTAGAGCAAATTATTAACAAAGACACTTATTCTAACTTGACTCAATCTAAGATTGAAGAAGTTATTGGTGATTTGTTTTATGGTATGACTGACGCTACTGATAAGCAAGTTACTTTGTATACTGGTATCGGTGGTGCTCGTGAATTTGACCGTGCTTTGAAAACTTATTATTCTTCTAACTCTTATTTGCAAACCACTCAACCAACTTTCATTACTGGTTCTGGTCGTAACTTGGGTATTACTGGTTACTTCACTAGTTATGAGCACGTTGATGGTCATAGAGTTAACGTAGTTAAATCTCCTTTGTTTGATCACGGTCCTGTTGCTCAAGCTTCTAAAAAGCACCCAGTTTCTGGTTTGCCTTTGGAATCTTATCGCATGGTGTTTGTTGACCAATCTACTTATGATGGTGAAAATAACTTGCAAATGGTTAACAAGAAAGGTCGTGAATTGTTGCGTTGGTGCGTAGCAGGTTCTGTAGTTCCAAAAGGATTTACTGAAACTGATACTCGTGCTAGTGATATTGATGGTGCTTCCGTGCATATGTTGAAGACTGCTGGTATCTTGCTTCGTCGTTTCGACACTAGCTTGGATCTTCAGTGTACTGCTGTGTAAGTTGTGTTAGGTTTAAGGTAAGGATAGGGGGAGGAAACTCCTCTCCCTTTCTTTTTAAAATATAAAAACATCCCTAGTTATTCTTTGCCTAGGGCTATAATTAAAATAAAAAGAACAAAAAACATGAGAACAATTATTATTAGAAGGAAAGAGGTTTTGAACCATCTTCCTAAAGAAATCAGAGCAGGAGCTAAAGTTAAAATTGGTTCCTTATTTGTAAACAGACTTCCACTCAAAGGAGTAGAAGGTAAAGAAGAAGAAAAATTATTAAAAGAGTTGATTGATGTTCCTCCAACACACAATGACTGGCCTGCTAAAACAAAAGACTTTTGGTCTAGTTTAAGTATCACAGTTCCATTTGAAGGTATTGAATTAAACATTGAAACAGACAAAGATGGTACTCCCGTTAATGCTATTGATTATATCAAGTATAAATGGGCAATTAAACATCGTCACGTTGCAATGTCAGAGGATGAAATGAAATCAACTCCCGACAAACGGTTTTACATCTACGATCCTCAAAAAGACTTACTTAAGAAGAACAATAAAATTCAACTTAAGAAAGATGCGGATAAAGAGTTTATTAAATTGACAGGAGAATTTGAAAAAATGCGTACATTATTACGTGTATTGTCTAAAGGTAATCCTGATAATTTGACTGACATGGAAGTTGAAATTCAACTTTATGATGTTAAAGATTCTAATCCAGAACGCTTCTTGAAGTATTGTTTAGATGACAGTTTAGAGTTACGTTCTGAAATTGAACAAATGATTGAGTATTCAGTTCTTCGTCGTATTGGTAATCAAATTATTTACCAAGATGCTACATTAGGAGAAAACATGACTGACACTATCATTTACTTTAAGAATAAGAAAAACTCTGGAGCTGTAAACGCAATGCGTGCACAACTAAAAGAAGTTAAATAATGACTGTAAATGAAATGCATATAGCTGTTAACCTGGGGGTGCAAAAACTTGCATCTTTCCAGGTTGACAACTTATTACCTGAAGAAATAGATCACGAGTTAAATCTATCACAACTTAGGTTTGTTAAACAACGATTTAATGCAAGATCTAATCGACAAGGTAAGGGATTTGAACAATCTCAAAAAAGAATTGATGATCTTAAAGCTTTAATTGTAGAGCATCAAGACTTTACTAAATATTATGGGGAAGTTTATACTTCTAAATATTCTCCTATTTATGTGGATAGATATACTCTACCATTAGATTATCTATTTCTCATATCTGTAAGAGCAGAAACTAAATATTCTTGTACTATTCCTCCAGAACAAAGAGAGGTAATTACAAATTATAAGTACACTAAACTTGGACTTAACCCTCCAGTTAAAGGTTATTTATTAAAAGACGTTTATGTATTTAAAAGTTCTAATGCTACTTGGACAAAGATTAACACAGAAGATTTAAATACACTTAATCAAGTATTAGATTCTAATAATTATATTGAAGATATTCATCCAGTATTAGCTTTACCTGAGCAAAATTCTACAGGTTTAACTAATCATATATCTCCTAATGTAGATTCTAATCATATCTATTTGCAGTTTAAATTTAATATTGGATTAGATGTTATTTCAGACAATACTGCACCTGAATACAATCAATGTATGTATGCAGTTTGGTATAGCCCTTTAGACCCAACTCAAACAGCCTTAGTGTATTATAACACTTTTTACAGTTTAAGTACAACATCTAGAGATTTTAAAACAAATTCTGAAATTCCATTGTATAATAGAATTTGTTATTGTACATTTGCTCAGCATGACGATATTTATGCTTTATTAGATGACCCATTTAATAAAACAGATTACGACTTGCCGTTCTACAACATAGAAGAAAGTTATTTGGATATATATACCACAAATATGTTTATTGCTAAAAAAGCAATAATTAAGTATTTAAGGAAACCAATTGCTATCTCTTACAGCCTTGGAGTTGGATGTGAATTACCATTTCACACACACGATGAGATTGTAGAGATGACAATTAAAAGCATACTAGAGGGATTAGAATCCCAACGGTATAACACGCAATCAATGGAAACATTTGAAAGCGAATAAATAAACATAATGTTAAACGCCTAAAAAATTAAAAAAATGGCACCTTCAAATTTAAACCAAGTATTTGTAGTTAACAACGTAACAATGTTAACTGGATCTACTTTTGCTACATCTGCTGCTACAGCAAATGCTTCTAAATTAGGAATCTGGGATTTAGATACTAGCGCTTTTATTGCTACAGATATTACTGCTAAAAAACGCATTCAATTTGTACAAAGTACTGTAGGAGCAGGTTTGCTTGCATCACCTATTATTGATGTTGCAGATATTGTACGTATTAATTACAATGAATACGATTCTGTTGCTGTCAATCCTTCTGTAAGACCTCAAGTACGTAAAGCAGTTATTGATGCAAGCGGAGCTGCAGCTAACGCTACTTCAGGTTCTGATCCTATTATGATGCGTATTGCTATTCGTACTGCTCCTACTGCTTATGAGTATTTTGCAAACAATGCAAATCCTAATGCAGATTTGAGTTTTACAGGTTCAGGAACAGCTTATGCTTTTCCTTTGCTAGGTAATTTCTCTGCAGGTCGTATGATCTTTAACATTGAAGTTCCTGAGTCAGTTCACAGTCCTAATAATACTTATACTGAAACTGCTTTGATTACTGCTTTGTATAATGGTATTCAAAACAATCCTACTTTAAAAGCTATCTTTGCTGCTACTGATAGCGGAGCTAGTGGTCTTGAATTGGTTGCTCGTCATTACGGAGTTATGTTTGATGTAACTTTAAGTCAAAATGGAGTAACTCAAGGAACTGTTACTATGAGTATGGTAAATTCTGCTTCAGCTTCTAACTACATTTTGGCAATTTCTGATGAGAAAAAACAACGTGCTCGTTATGGTAATTTTAACCGTATGTACTTCCCTGTAACTCAAGTTGACTATGCTCAACCTACTTACAAGTATGATGTATTGGAAATTACTTACAAACATGGACATCCAGCAGATACTGGTATTGCTCGTGCAGGTGAATTAAACACACTTAAAATTTACTTTGGTAGTTCTTCAACTGCTCTTGCTGCTGCTGCTGATTTTGTTGCTGCATTTAGTATTGCTATTGGTACTAACGAAGAGCAAATTACTGATATTGCTTTGCAATCATAATCTTAATTAATTAAAATAAAGACCTCACAAAAGTGGGGTCTTTATTTATATCTTTGTAAATAAATAAAATATAATGCCAACATCAGCTACATTACTAAACTTAAGTCCTAACTGTAAAAATGCAGATTTTTATTTATCTGGAGGAGCAATGGTTCCTAATAATGGAGGAACAGTTTATATCAATGTTTATTTAACAGATACAACTACAGGACTTGGAACTAAAATTTATGAAGGAGATCCTGATGTAGATACAAATGAAGATAATACTATTAATTTTAATGTTAATTCTTTAACTGATAGTACTAATCAATTATATGATGCAGGAGATGCGGAATTAGATGCTATTATAGAAAGCATTACTAGTTTTAATGGTTTATTTAGTTTTGAATTTATAAGTAATATTGATGAAGATATTTACACAGCTTCTACATATACTTTAGGAACTTGTGCAATTGATTGTTGTATGGCTAATTTGCTAAGTACAGTAATTAACTGCAATTGTGAAGGTGGTGATTGCCACGATGTTATTAGAAAAATAGAAAAAATATTAATCTTAATTAGATGCGCAGTTGTTGATGCAGCTAATGGAGATATTGCCGCAGCGCAAGAGAAATATAATAAAGCTGCAGAACTTTGTGATTCAACTTGTGATTGTAATTGCTAATGGGACAAATACCAAGTACATTATACGGAACTCCTTTTGAAGATTACGTTAGTGCTAAATACGATTGTATTGGTAGTAGCGGAGACTCTTACTATGATAAATTAGTAGGAGGAGTAGAATGCAACCCAGTTGAGTTATCTAAAACAGTAATAATTCAGTATCTTTTATCTAAATATGATCCTATTACAGAGGAAGGTTTAGATTGTATATATAATCAACGTCCATTTGTTGGAGTTGATGATCCTGATTATAATGCAGAAGATCAAACAAATGACTCTAATTATCTGCAGTTATTTACAGGATTTTTAAATACGCTTTGTAACAAGCAAACAACAATTTCAAAAATAACAATTAAAACTATCCCTATGGGAATTAATCCGTTTACATTAGCATCAGATGGAACTGTAGAATACAGTACAAATGGCACAACTTATAGTACAGATCCTTTAGAAATTACAGGAGGTGAAACTGTATATCTTAGAGCTGCAGGTTCTGATTGTTTAGAATGTGGTAAATCTGCTTATGATATTGCAGTTGATGAAGGTTTTGTAGGAACTGAAGCAGCATGGTTAGCAACATTAGAAGGGCCAACAGGTCCTGCTGGTCCTGCTGGAACTAATGCTAATATTGCAGGATTAACTTGGAAAGGAACATGGTCTGCAACTCCTACACCTGCTTATGCAGTTAATGATGCAATTCAATACAATGGAACTTCTTACGTTAAAATAGGAACTGGTGGAAATGCAAGTTTACCTCCTGATAATGTTGCTAATTTAAATATTAGTTGGGAAGTTTTAGCTTTAGCTGGTATGATAGGTGCTACTGGTACTGCAGGCGCAAATGGAACTGATGGTGCTACAGGAGTTAATGCAATTAGAGCAATAACTGCAACTAGTTATACAATGTTATCTTCTGGAGCAACTCCAGGCGTAACTCCAGGAACTGATAAAGGAGTATTAGTTACTATGAATAATACTGCTGCAAATACATTTACAATTCCAGTAGATTTAAGTCAAACTTATTATGAACTTAAATTTCAAACTTCAGTAATGCAATTAGGAACTGGACAAACTCAAATAGTTGCAGCATCAGGAGTTCAATTACGTAGTGCTAATAATATGAGGTATTTAAGAACTCAATATAGTGCTTGTACTATTATCCGAGTTGCACAAAATGAATATTATATGTTTGGAGATTTAACTAACGTAACTTACTAAATAATTATGTTAACATTAGGAGCAGCACAAGCCTCTACTTGGGGATATAGTGTAAACGGATTAATACCTCCTGGACTAGCAGGAGGAGGAAATAATCTTCCATCTTTTACTAAATTTACTTTAGGACCTGATGGTAATTTATATGCTATATCTTCTAATGGAGGTAGTTTTGCCCCTGTAATTAATGGAGTTGCACAACCTAATGTTATTTTAAAAGTAATTCCTGGAACATCAAATACAGGAACTACTAATTATTCAGAAGCAACATTTGAATATATTTTACCAGATTCTGGATTTGCTCAAAATCAATCAGGATTTGCAAAACCTCTTTGGAATGGACGTACTGGTGTAGCTGCAGAAATAACTTTTAATACTGGAGTATTAGCTTCTAATGGTTTAATATATTGGCCTCCATTAGGATCAGATAGATTTGTTATATTTAATCCAGCAAATGGATTATGGAAACTATCTAATATTCATCCAGATAGTGTAGATTCTACAACAAGTATTAGAATAAAAATATATGGATGTGTTGTTGGAGATGATAATAAAATTTATGTAATACCTGCTTTAAACAATAAACTTTATAGAATTGTACCAAGTACTAATGCTTCAGCAGATACTTGGGAGCAAGGATTTTATACAACTACTACTCCTACAGGATTATTTAATACAGATATGTCGTATTATGATAATACTGGAGCATTACAAAGTAATGATACAAGTATTACAGCTGTTGGAGCAGGAACAATAACAAGAGCTTACTCTGCTAGTACAAATAGTGGAAGAGAAGTTTTTGGTACTATGGCAGATGCTATATATCATCCAAGTGGTAGGATTTATTTAATTCCCAGTGCTGGAAGAGGTAGAATATTTTATATTAACACAGGAACAGATTGGAATACAAACAAACAAGTTGTTTCAGAACCAGGATTAACTATTGCTACTGCTTCAGGAGTAAATAAATTACCTTACTTTGCATATGCATTTTTAGAAAAACCTAGAGATACTCAACATAATCTTTCTACTTTAAAAATATATTTAATGCCTGATTGTCCAAGTAGATTCAATCAATCTACAACAGCATTATATGCTACTGAAAATTATGAAATGATGTATATTAATCCTACAACTAATACTTTGCATGAAATTCCTATGAATTTTGTTTATAATACTAGTAGCAATCAGTATCAAGTAGGAAAAAGAATTTCATTACCTAATGGATTAAATATTACAGTAAATTTATCAGCAGCAAACGCTTTTCAAGGAGGAGCGGTATTAACTGGAATAGATGTACCTTCTTCAGATACAGATGGAGCATATACTATTAAACGGACTGCAGCAAGATTTGATAATATACCAATTAATGGAATTACTGCAAATCAAAGCGTAGGATTACTACATAGTTCAGAACCTGGCCAAGTTAATACAGCAGGAGGAGGAAGTAATTTACCATATCCACACCATAGCAAATTTATAACTAATACAGGAGGAGCTATTTCAAATGGTGGATTTGTAGAAGTAATTAGTGTTAAAGAATACGGTCCTGGTATTACTAATTTTAATTTTGTAGATAGAGATAAAGGAATGTACCAACTTCCTGCATCTATTGGAGGTATAGGTTCTACTTTATACAATTCAAATTTCAATAAACCTAAATAACACAATTTATATGCAAATCACAACGACGAATCAAATTCTTTTGAATTTGTACAAAGCTCTACAAGACAGTAGAGAATGCAAAGGATTAGACTTTGCCAAAGCAGTTATTTCTAACTCAGAAGTAATTAAAGATCATCTTCAATATATAGAAGACATGACTGTTCCTTCTGAAGAATTCATTAAGATTTCAATAGAAGCTAAAAAGTACATTGACTCTGAAGATATGGAAAGCCTTCAAAAAATGGAAGCAAAAGAAGAAAATGTTGCTATCATTGCAGAACGCAAAGAACAACTAGCTAAAGTAAATGAAGAACTTCAAAAAAAAGCAACTTTAGAATTAGCAATTATTAAAGAAGAAAATCTACCAAAAGATATCTCAGTTGCTAACTATGAAGTAATGAAAGTGATTATTAAATAATGTACGGGACTAAGTCTGAAATATTACTTAATAAAATATTAAAGAATGTGGGGTTAATTAATACAACCCCATATTCATTTAATGCAGAATCTAATCCGTATTCAACTAAAACGGAAAGGATACTCTATTTAATTGAATTACATACTAGAGGATTAGGTACTTTAATTGATGACCTTAGATTAAATAAAGAATTTTATTTTGACTTTCAAACCACAGATTATATTACCTTTACAGTACCGTTTACCTGCACATTAAAAGAGATTGTTAAAAGTGATACTAATGCTGTTGTTACCATTGTTAAACTTAATGGTACACCAGTAAATATTAACAACGAAATAGATGCTTACACTCAAATCAGAATAACTTCTGATATAGTTACGCACTTAACACTTAAAGTACGATTAAATGATTATATCTGATGGTAAAAAAATAAAAGTTTATAACGGAACTGCCACTACTATTAGTTCCGATAGAATTGTTATTGTAAAAGGTAAGAAAGCTATTCTAGCTTCTTATACTGATAATGATTGTAAAGTTTACCCATTAGGGTATACATTAGGGAATATATCTCCAGGACAATATGGTGAAGTAGTTTTAGAAGGATCAATTTTAAATGTTAATACTACAAGTACAGGACCTGTAAATAGTATTTTATATTTAAATACTAATGGGCATATAACCATAACTAAACCTGCTATTCCTATAATCATTGGTACTATTTCTAAAGATGACCTTATTACAGGAGAAATTTATTTTAAAGTTTATAGTCCTTCTGTTGCTGCATGGGGAGATTTAGTTGGAGATCTTACAGATCAAACAGATCTTCAGAATGCGTTAGATGATAAGTTTGATAATCCTACAGGAGATGATACTCAATATATTAAAGGAGATGGTACGTTAGGCACTTTACCTACTGGAGGAGGAATACCTAAAGGTACAGCTGCAGGAACAGATACTTATACTACTACTATTGCAGGAGCAGCTTATGTTGATGGTAATGCTTATCTTATTAGATTTACTAATGGTAATACAACTACATCAACTCTTAATATTAATAGTTTAGGTGCAGTTACTCTTTATAGAAACAATGATGGGCCTATAGTACCAGGAGATATATTAGCTGGAGCAGAAATGCTTTGTGTATATAACTCAACAACACCGAGTTTTCAGTGTATAGGTACATCTCCTAATACACTTCTTAGTTATGTAACTAATGATGATACAGTAACTATTAATAAAGGTCAACCTGTATATGCATCAGGTGGTGTTGGAGATAGATTAAAAGTAAAACTTGCATATAATTCAACTGATGCTACATCTGCTCAAACTATAGGTTTAGTATTCTCTACATCTATAGCAGCTAATCAAAAAGGTATTATTATAATGCAAGGTCTTTTAACAGGACTAAGTACACTTTCAACTTCAACTTGGGCAGATGGTGACGCAGTATATCTTGGGGCTACAGCAGGATCTAAAACACCTACTAAACCTCATGCCCCTAATCATTTAGTATATTTAGGTTTTGTCACTACAGCTAGTAATGGCAATGCAGGTAGACTTTATGTACGTGTTCAGAATGGATATGAGATGGATGAACTCCACGATGTTGCTGCTCAAAATCCTAATAATGGTGATACTTTACAATATAATACAAGTAATAACTTATGGGAAACTAAACCTATTCCAGTAGGAATGAATTGGATGGGAGCATTTCCAGGATAAAAATATAAAATTATGGCAAAGAATACTACAGGTTACTTTTTAGCAGACCAAACATATACACAAAGTTCATTAACTGATGGTACATTAACAACTATAGCAACTGGCGCAACTAATGATTCTTGGATATATGACATTGTAATTATTACAACAAGTGCAACAGCAGTACTTGGAACATTGTATATTAATGTAGGAGGTTCTGACTTTCCTATAAAAAAAATATTAGCACCAGCTCCTATTCAAGCTGGTCAAGGTACAACAACTGCAAATCCATATAGGTTACTTCAATCTGCTGATGGTGGACAAGTTACATATAGGTTTTTAGATAGAGATCAGAATTATTATATACCTTTGAAAGCCACTAATACTTTAAAGTTTCAAATTGATAGTGGTTTATCAACAGGAACAGCAGTTAATATTTTAGTATTTCAAAGAGATTTTTAATGTTACATTCAGCACCTGATAGAAGACTTCCAACTATTACTATTTCTCAAAGAGGAACTAGTGGTAATAATTCATCTGAAGCCGCAACTTTTTTGATTACAGCTGGTATCACAGATTATACACAAACTACAGCAATAAACTATTTAGTAGATAGTCTTAAAGATGCAGGGTTATGGACTAAAATGAAAGTGATATATCCTTTTGTAGGAGGTACTACTCAAGCGCATCAGTTAAATCTCAAAAATCCTACAACAAATCTTATAACTTTTAGTAATATAACTCATAGTTCCGCAGGTATATCTGCAACTAATATTGCATCAGTAGGTTCAGCTGTGTCAGCATATTCAAGTGTAAATGACTCTACTACAGATACTAGTTTTGGTTGTTATGGTACAACAATTTACTCGTCTCCTAATAATATTTTTTTAGGAGACGGTAGTGCTGGTACTGCAAATAGTATGGGAGTTGCAACAGCAGGTAACAATGTTGTGTATTATAGAGCAATGGGAAATTTAATTGGAGCTACTAATAACGGGTATGTTAGTGGATTTTTAGGAGGAGATGGATTTAAAATGGTATCTATACTTGGAACTACTGCAAGAATAAGTACCAATCAAATTGAAGCCGCACCTGCTACATCAGGTAGTACAAAAGGAAATTTAGGATGGAGATTATTTACTAATGCTGCAAATACAACATCTAATACTTTTTCATTCTTTTTTGTAGGCAATGGATTAACAAGTGCTGAAATGCTAACACTACATAATATTGTAGGTACGTACCAAGGTATATTAGGAAGAAGTTTATATACATTTAATGTTAGCTTACATCCGTGGACTAATAGGTTTGTTTCATTAACAACCCTTACAGACGCAACTCAAATAACAGCACTTAATCAATTAATTAATAGTCTAGATAATAACGGGTGGCTTAATACAAGTATTTTATATGTATATCCGTTTTTAGGAGGAGACCTAACTAAATATGCATTTGCTATTGATGGATCAGCAGGTACAATAGGTTCTAATACATACAACACTTTAGGATTAGATCCAAATGCTGTAGCTAATGCAGGAATAAATACAGCAGTTCTTACTTCTGTACTAGGAGCTTCAGGAGGATGTATAGGATTTTATTGCAATGAAGATACTAATATTACTGCTTTTGATATTATAAGCGCAAGTTCTACATCACAAAGTCACATTGGAATTGCTATTAGAAATACTAGTAATCAAATACAGGTTTTAATGTATGGTGGAGGAACTCTTACTACTGTAGGAACTAATACAAACGCTATAGGATCTTATCATTTACAAATACCTGCTGGATACGGAGCTTCTATTAGCAGTACTTTATATAAAAATGGAGTTGCTTATGGAACTACGGTACCTCATGGTACTACAGTAGGATCTGGTACTGCTCAACGTGTACCAGGATCATTTACAAATGCAGCGGGAGCATCAAGAAGGTTTGCAATTTCTTATATAGGAGTTGGATCTTTTACTGCAGGACAAATTGCTACACTAAATACTATTATTCAAAATTTTGTAACAGCACTAGGAAGACAATGAGAATAGCATATTTAACCGCACAAGAAGCTGAACTTGGATTAAGCAGAGAATGTACTATTAATTTATTTTTAATTGTAATTCAAGACGATATTACAGGAGAGTATTATTCTACAGAAGAATCTATCAGTTACATTACAGATCCTGAGATGATAGATTTTAAATTTAAACCTTTAGTAGATCTTCCACAACACGAATATTACAAATTTAAACTAATATGAAATTTGAAGAAGTAGTACAATACTGTTTAGCTAACCCATCGTATTTTAAGCGTTCTAAAGCAGAATTAGCTAGAGTACTTAATATAGAAGTTAGCCTAGCTGAAAAAGCTAGAAAACAAGCACGTCGTATACTTCTTAAAAACAATATTAAACACTACAATTCTAGAAAAGTAAAAAATCGTAAGTTAGACGAAGCAACAAAAGAAGATTATAAAAAATTTTTAGAAGCACATGGAATTAATCAAAACCAAGTTAAATCAGTTAAATACTGGCAAAACATGGGAGGTGATTTTAGATTCTCTGTAGTTACTAATGAACAAATTAAACCTGATGAACTTAAAGAAGACTTCTTAAAGTTTGTAGAAGAATACAGCCCAATTGTTGAAAAACCTGTACGATTAGCACAAAAGAATCCTGTAGTATTAGAAATGTCAATTCCTGATATTCACTACGGAAAATTAACAGACACAACCTTAGAAGAATTTGAACAACTTTATTTAGATACGGTAGCAGAACTTTTAGAAAAAGCTGGAGGATTAGAAATTAAACAAATCCTACTACCTATCGGTAACGATGGTCTTAACTCTGATAACTTAAACTACACAACTACTGCTGGCACACCACAACATGATTCTATTCATTGGATGAGAAGCTTTCAAGGGTATTGGAAACTTCTCGTTAAAGCTATTGATTACTTAAAATTAACTGCTCCAGTAAATGTAGTAGTTGTTCAAGGTAATCATGATTATGAAAGAATGTATTATGTGGGAGAAGTATTATCTGCTTGGTACAAAAATGATCAAAATGTTTCAGTAGATAATAAGCAAAATTCACGAAAATACGTTAACTTTGGAGTTAATTTAATTATGTATACACACGGTAACAACGAGAAAGCTGCAGACATGCCATTGATTATGGCAACTGAAGAGCCTTTGTTGTTTGCTAATGCAAAGTTTAGAGAAGTGCATTGCGGTCATTTACATAAAGAAATGGTTAACGAATATAGAGGAATTAAAGTAAGATTTATTCCATCTATTTGTCCTGCTGATTTATGGCACAAGAAAATGGGTTATGAAGCTCAACGTGCAGCACAGGCTTATATATGGAGTTATAAAAATGGATACGAAGGACACTTACAATGTAGTATATTAAATAGTTAATCATGACTTTAGACGAAATCGCATACAATATCAGAAACTTATACCGTGGTGGTAGAACAAACCAGGACGATCCTATAAGTTTATCTCAACTTAAATTTAACATCAAGTACTATCGTGCTATGTTTATCCGACGAGATTATGCTCGTAACGGATTAGTAACCAGACACTTAGAACAAGATTTAAGATGTATTAAACTAGAACCTATTGATGCAAGTAAGTGTTGCAACTTAGAACTTAAATGCCCTGTTTATAGATCTGAGCGCCAAATCCCTAGAACAGTTAGATTTAACTTTGAAGAAGCAATTACATTTGTAGGAGATGTTACTGGACATGGTCGTATACAATTAGTTAGACCTTATGAAGTTAACTTCTTGACTTATGACAAATATACGTCAAGAGTTAAGAAAGCATTTATGCTAGAAGATTATTTGTACATTGTTAACCCCGAAGGTATGGATACTGTCAATCTTCGTGGTATCTTTGAAGACCCAGAAGAAATTGGAAAGTTTTTAGATTGTAACGGAACTCCTTGTTATGATGGAACTCAAATATTTCCTATGCCTATGGATATGGTACAAGGAATTGTATCAGGGATTGCAGGAGGAGAATTAAGATTATTAGCTGGAAGTGTTAGTGATTCAGAACTTGATAGAGGATCTGATGGGTCAGGACAATCAGCAGCACCTAGAGAAACTAAAGAATAAAAAATTAAAAATGGCATCACCAGCTTGGCAAAGAAAAGAAGGTAAAAATCCTAAAGGCGGACTTAACGCTAAAGGACGTGCAAGTTATAAAGCTTCACATCCTGGTTCTCATTTAGGAGCCCCACAACCAAAAGGAGGTTCAAGAAGAAACTCATTTTGTAATAGAATGTGTGGTATGAAAGCTAAACTTACGTCAGCTAAAACAGCAAGAGATCCAAATTCAAGAATTAATAAATCTTTGAGAATATGGAAATGCGGTAGTTGCTCTAATTGGAATTAAATCATGGAACGAATTATACATCAGATTAAAGAACACGCAATGAATATTGAATGGGCAACAATTAATTTAGCTTGGATTACATGGACATGGGCCATGTTTTCTAGTGTAATTACTTGGAGTCTAGGAGTCATAGGTGCTATTACACTTATTTGGTTTAACGTAGAGAGAGCGTTAACTGCTAGGAAAGAAAGACAACTTTTAAAATCTAAAGAGAATGAAAAAGCTAATTAAAAGAGCTGACGGTTCTAAATCTCCTAGAGGTCTTTGGGATAACATCCGTGCCAATAAAGGTTCTGGAAAGAAGCCTACTAAAGAAATGCTAAAGCAAGAAGCTAAAATTAAAAAAGAAGAAAATATGAAAATGGAATACAAAAAAGGCGGAAAAAAGAATTCTGCTAAAACAGAAAAGAAATCTTTTATGGAAGATTCTAAAGAGATTAAATTCGGAGCACCTGGTGTTAATTTTTCTATGAAAGAAAAAGAAGGAGGAGAAGATGATGAAAAAATGATGGGTGGAAAAATGATGTACAAGAAAGGTGGTAAAAAAACTATGGAGCCAGGTGGTGGTGGTCGCTTTGCTAAGATGGTTAGCAAGATGAAGAAAGAAGGTAAATCAGAAGATTCTGCTAAAGCAATTGCTGCATCTGTTGGTCGTAAGAAATATGGTAAATCCAAGTTTCAAGAAATGGCTGCTGCAGGTAAAAAGAAAATGGGTGGTAAGAAATGCTAATGCAAAGTAAGACTTTAAAAGACGCCTATAAACATTATAAAGCTCAAACAGAACATCCAGTTTCTCAAGAGCTTTATGAAGATATTTGTAAAGAGTTTAATATTAAACTATTTGATTTAATATTAACTGGTTACGAGTTTGATATGGGATCTAATATGGGGACAATTTCAATTGCTCGTATAGAAAGATCTCCTACTACTTTAACAGTAGACTGGAATGAAACAAAGAAGTATAAGCAAGAACTGATTGAGCAGGGAGTTAAACTTTACGATAGTGCAACAGGAGAGGGAGAGAAGTACCATATTTATTACACTGATAAGTTTTACTGTAAGTATCACTGGACTAAAAGCAAGTGTAAAGTAAAAAATAAAATGGCATATAGGTTTGATGCTACTAGAGGTAAAAAAGGTAATAAAGAAAAACTAATTAGTCTGCTAAAAACAGATGATATTGCATACTTAAGATTTAAAAAACATGATTTACAGATTAACAAGTAGTAAAGCCATCGTTAGAAAGATCATGCGTGATCTAAAGCCCCCTGGGGACAACTGGATTGACGATTCTATTGAGTGGATTGGTGAGGCTTTAGAGCACATCGGAGCTACCCCACAATTAGTGCAGAAAGGAAAGGTACTTAATGTAGTAGATTACAAGGTACTTTTACCGTCTGATTTATACTACATTAATCAAGTTGCAATTAACAATGTAATTAGTCCTACAATAACTAATGAACTTACAGAGTTAGTTAACCAACTTGCTACTCTTAATGCTCAAGTTGTATCTGACCCTAATGATAAGATTGCTTATAACTACCAATTACGTGAAATTAACGCACGTATTGGAGTATTGGAAAACATATATTTATCTGCAGACAATACTTTAAGTCCATTACAATATGGAACATCTACATTTCCTGCAGGAATTCACTGTGATAACTGTGTAAATCAATTCATCAAATGTAAAGAAACTTACATTGTAGATGGTGGATATATTAAGACTTCATTTAAAGAAGGTCCTATCTGCTTAAGTTATACTGCATTTCCATTAGATGAAGATTGTTATCCTATGGTACCAGATGACATTAGCTATAGAGAAGCTATGTTCTGGTATGTATATAAGCAAATGGTTTTAGGGGGATATACTCCTTCTATGAATGGGATTGATTACAATTTTGCTGACCAAAAGTGGAGATACTATTGTACTCAAGCTAGAAATGCTGCTAACTACCCAAGTATTGACAAGTATGAATCATTCTTGAATCAATGGGTTAGATTAGTTCCAAACATTAATAGGCATTCTACAGGGTTTGAGAACTTAAATACAAGAGAGAATTTAGATAGAGGTAGATATAACAATTACGGAACACTATGAAGTTTTTAAAAGGATTATATAAAGATTCAGGAATACTAGATCAACCACAAAGCACTCACAGAGATGCTTTAAATATGGTTATGAATTTAGATAAAGGTTCTATCTCTACTGAGTATGGTAATACTGTATCTCAAGCTAGCCAAAAGATAGCTGCCTCTATTCCAAAAATATTAGGAGAGGATAGAAAAATTAATGGTTCTATTTTATTACCAGATAATAAGTTCCTATTATTCTATTCAACTTTATATAAGACTGGAGACTTCTCAAGTTCATATATTTATCTATTTGACCCAGAAGGAGATTTGATGACATTGTTATTTGCTACTTCTGATAATCCAAATGATGAATATTATGATATTGTTACAGGACATTTAAACTTTAGTCCTGAATATCCTATTACTGGGGAAGCTAGAGTAGCTGCTAATGGAGATGTTATTGTTTACTTTACTGATAACTATAAGAATGTAAAAGTAGACGCTCCTACTAGTATTGAATATATTGATGAATATAATCCTCCTCGTACATTTAATATTACTAGACAATTAACTAACCTTAAAAATGGTGCAACTCCTAATTGTTTATATGTTAAATTGCCTGGAGCTAAAAATACATTTACTGGTAAACATATAGATTATTTAAATCTATTTCTTACTACTAAAAAGATTCCTCAAGTTAAAGAACATAAACTTATTAAAGGAGGAATTCTTGAAACTGGTGCTTACTATCTATGTTTAGCCTACGCTACAGAAGATTATACTGAAACTAACGTATACACTGTAAGTCAACCTGTTTATATCCCTAAAGGTAATTACTTAGATAATGGAGTTACCCCAGCAGTTCCTTTTGAACATATGACTGGTGCTCCAGCAAATACTCAAACTTCATTTGCTATTCAATGGACTTATTCATGGAGAAGTGATATAGTTGGATCATTAGATAATCTACCTTATGATGAAAATTATCCTTATATTGTTCCATACATTATTAAAGTATCAGGAACTGCAAGAACTGCATTTAAACTTCCATTAGTTCCTACTGAAATTTTAGGACAAGTTACTTTTACTGGAAATGAAAATTATGCAATTAGTTCTGTAGAAAATATTGTACTAGATAAAGCTACTTACTTAAGTGCTAAAACTATTACTCAATTAGATAATAAACTTTATCTTGGTAATTTAACTGCTCGTAAAGATATTGGATTCCAAAGATTTGCAGCTAACATTAAAACTGTTCCTGTAATTAAGAAAATGCAACGATTTGACAATCGTGTATTTGATGCTCTTAATATGAATTACGGGTATACTCAAATTACTAAAAGAGATTCTAATAATGGAACTTACGTACAAGAGTTTCAAGATTACAAATTCATTTCTACTTATTACAATAAATACCAATTAACGTCAATATACGACGGAGATACAAATTTTTGGACACAAGACGAAGATGAATCTTCAATATATTATCCAGCTACTGAAACTAATAGAATGGGTGGATACAAAAATCAATATGCTGCATCTTATTTAAAATCATATCGTAGAGGAGAAGTATATGCTTTATATATTTCATTTGTACTTAATGATGGTACTGAAACTTATGCTTATCATATTCCTGGAAGACCTCAAGATTCATTAGTTACTTGGTATTTTAATACAGGTAATGAATCTGAAATGACAGAAGCTGGAGACTATATTAGTCCTTATGGTGCTTATTTTTCAATAGATGAAGATGATAATGGAACTACAAGATCTTCTTCTATTCAAAATCTTGACTTAAGAGATAGATTAGGAGATTATCACTACAATAAAGTTTACGATACAAGTAAAGAAGTAATCCCTAATCGTGTACGAACTGATGATGAGTATTCAATGGGATATTGGAGAAACGAAAATGAAACATATCCTGATACTCCTGACTTTAGATTATTTGATGTTACAAGTACTGGGGAGTCAGAAGAAGCAGCAGAAAATTTATATAATATTGAATCTAGGTATGTAAGACATCACAAGTTTCCATCTAATTTAAATAAAGATTTTGCATTTATTGATTTAGATAGAGATAGTCTTTATAGAATTAAAATTCCTGCAAGTCCAAGTGCTACAGTTAGTGGGCATGTAGAACAAAGTTTATTAGTTAACCTTAGAACTGCTACAACAGGATGGGATGATCAACCTAACCAATCTGCTTTCTTTTATGAAACAATTAATATTTTAGGATTTCAACTTAGAAATATTAAAATCCCTAAATTTATTCTTAAGCAAGTACAAGGATTTAAAGTATACTATGCTAAAAGAACTTTAGAAAATAAAACAATTTTAGGACAATCATTAGTACACCAATCATTCTTTAGAGCACATGGTTTCTTTTCTACTACTAGATTAAATCTAAGCAATAAAAAACTTGGACCATTTTATCGTTACTGGAGTTTTTACGGTAATATCCCTGATGTAAGATCTACTGATATAAATGCATATATTAAGTATGATACTTATTATACTGGTAAGTTTACATTTGAAGATGACAATAGTATTACTTCAGGATCTAATGATATTTATTATGGAAGTCCTATTGTAAAGTTTCATGACTTTACAATGCTTAGAAAGAAAATTAATATAGGAATTGCTGATTACATAAGTATTCAATCTATGATTACTATGCATCAATTCCAAGGGATGTTTAGAAATGCAGTTAAAGATCCTACTGTAACAGTTAATAATTCAAATGGAAATCCTAATATTGATTATTTACAAGCATATAAATTCTTTTTAACTGGCCAAAATGAAAATGAAGAGTTTAGTTGGGTACATGCAGATTTAGGAAATTTAACTTCAAAATATGCAAGAGCAAATAATGACGGTACATTTCAAGAATTTGTAGAAAATAGAGGACCTGCAAACTTTAAAACACATGTAATGATAGGAGCTAGATATAACTCTTATTGTCAAACTTCTTTTAATAATTATGAAAATTCTACAGGAATATTTACTAACCCATTTAATCCAAGAGCTTTAGCTAATGTATTTGCAATTAGTAATAATGGAGCTACTTATATTAATGGTTTAAGCTATTTAAAAGTTACAGATGTTGATTCTTTTCATGGTGCTCAGTATCTTGATAACTACGCAGGAGAATCTGCTATGGTTTTGTCTATTAAAAGCGGATTACCTAGTTTACTTGGATACAATATTAATCCTGAAGAAGATGCAGTTCCTAGATACGATTTTAGTTCTGCTGAGGGAAGTATATTAGCTGCTAAAAATCCTACAGAAATTACTGATCCTACTTATCCTACTGAACAAAGAGGAAAGGCTAACATATTTTTAGCTAATCTTAATAGTTATAAAACTGATGTATTTAATCCATTTGATAATCAACAATTAGTCTGGACTGGATACTACCACCCATTTCAAATTACTGAATCTAGTTTAGAAACAGGAGCAATTGGAGGATTATTAAACTGTATTGAAACAACTAATTATGAATTAATTACAGATATACAAGCTAATATTACTACTCAAACAATTGCTGGATCTGTAATTCTTACTTATGATACAAATGGAACATATGTAGATCCTATTGAATTTGAATGTACAGATGAAAATGGAGATTCATTAGTTCCAGGAACTACATATAATTACACTGTAATTTTAGAAGCTCCAGTTACAAATGCAATTTCAGATGCAGCATTAAGTTTAGGTGGAGGCACTCCTGTACTTTTAGACACTAATACAACATATTTTACTGGAACTATAGTTTGTGGTACAGATGACCCTGCATATTTATCATTTAATTTAAATGATGATGGTTATAAATTTACAGTTAAAATTATTCTTACTTTAGATGCTCCTGAATGTATTACTACTTATGATTCATCTTATTTAGAAACTGCTTTTCAAAATACAGATAATTACGAAACAATCTTGCCTGATTATAGTAATAATAATAATTACTACGGAGGATTTAATTCAGGATGGATATTTGGAGGAGATACATTTATAGCTAGATATGGATATCGCACTACTAGTATGGATTTCCCTAACTATTATTTAGTGCAAAATCAATATATGCAAATTTCTGGATTAGGAATTCCAAGTATACAAAATATAAGTCCTGGATTTGGAAGTCAACTTTCTCTTCCAGAAAATATGACTTTAACATTTTCAGGAGTATCTCTTCCTTCGTCTTCTGGTCCAGATGTATATTTAGGAGCTGTTGCTTTTATGAATATGCGTGTTGCTAGAACTTATGGAACAGATGCATGGCCTATATCTGCTGGTGACTCTGTATTTACAAATTTAGTATACTTACAACTTGGAGCTTCTGTAGGAATTAATGCATCACCAAATGGAATGTATGCATTAAGAAATTTTCAAGAAAAAATGTTTGTAGAAGGAAATTCTACATTGTATTCAATTTTTGTAGAATCTGATGATAACTTAAACTTTAGACATTGTGGAGACGTAGTTAAAGGAGTTGGTAAATCTAATAGTTTATTCTTTGATAGTTTTAATGCTGCAGAAATTCTATTTAGATCTCCATTAATTGACTTAACTAAGCAAGACAATCTTTTATATGAAGATCACTATTCTGCATTACAGGATATTAAAACTACTATTCCATTCCCAAAGAAAGGAGAAATTGAAACAGCATTCCCTTCTCGTGTAATTAGATCTAATGTACAAGATGGAAGAATTGATGATAACTATAGAAACTTCTTAGCTCTACAGTATAAAGACTTTTCTCAAAATAAAGGTGCTATTACTAACCTAGTAGCATTAAATGGTCTTTTGTTTATTCATACTGAAAAATCTTTATACAAAACAACTGGTAAACAAAACCTTCAATTAGGAGATAGCACAGAAGCATACATTGGTTCAGGAGATATTTTTGCTCAAGAACCTATGGAGCTTGTAACAGCTGCTGAAGGACATGGAGGAAGTTTTAATAAGCACTCTTCAATCATTAGTAAATATGGATACGCTTACGTGTCTAGAAAAGAAAAGAAAGTATTCTTGTTAACTGATAAGTTAACTGAGATTAGTCAACAAGGTATGGAGAATTGGTTTAGACTTAATATTCCATACACTTTAGAAACTGTAAGTGAAGTTAATCCTTACCCAATTAATTTAGATACTATTCCTTATCTTAATCTAGATGCTCCTACAGGTTCATTTGGATTTATAAGCACTTACGATCCATTGTTTAAGAGATTTATTATTAGTAAACGTGAACTAGTTTATTCTGATAGACTTAAAACTTTGCTTAAAGATTACTTTATTCCTAATGGTATTGACTTTAATTTTGATCCTGGAGATTGTTTAGAAACTGAATACAATACAGTTAATAACGATACTATTCCTCAAGGTACAGGAGTTGGAATTATTAATGGATCTGCTTTGCTTACTAAACCTTATTTAGCTCCTACTTTTGCAGGTATATGGTATGATCCTAATTTAGGAGGATTTATATTTAATTCAGCATTAGTAGAAGAGTTTGCTACATTAGGGATTGAAAACTGGTCATTACATTCTACGCCAATTACTCTTCAAACTACTGGGGAATCTTCAATAGACTGTATAACAGCTACTTACTATTTAATAAATATTTCTAATGACAATTATTGGTTTAAAGAAAATGGTTGGACTATATCTTATTATCCAGATAATCAATCTTGGATTAGTCGTCACAGCTATGTCTCTCCTTGGTATTTCTATAACTCTGAATATTTCTTTAGTTTTAACTCATTTATTAACAGTACTACTCCTGACACATTTAAAATTTGGAAACACAACTCCACTAATGGTGCTCAATTTTATAATGTTAATCATAATTATGAGTTTGAATTTATTGTAAATGATTCTCCAGATATAACTAAAGTGCTGTCTTCTGTAAACTTTATTGCAGATGTATATACTAAAGACGAGACAGGAGCAACTGCTTTAGAGCAATCTGTGACAATGCTAAAAGATAAGTTTAGTACTTATAATATTGAACTTCCTTTTAAACAGTTCTATGTTTACAATACTTATCAAAATTCTGGATTAGTAAACTTTGAATATCTTAACAACATTAGAAAAGTAGAAGGTTCTTGGATGTTTAATGACTTTAGAGATTTAGTTAGATACTCTAAAAGTAGTAGACTATCTGATAATCAATACAATATCTCTGGAGGATTTAACTCAAATGTACAAACTCCAGAAGAGCAATTAATGTTTACAGATGAAGGAGTAATTAATTCTTTAATCTTAGATACAACTAAACCTTGGTATGAACAAAAGAAATTTATATCTAAGTTTTTTGGTGTGAGATTAATTGGACAAGGTAATAATAATTTAGTAAATTTGTATTCAGCTAACGCTACATTACGTAAATCTTCAAGATAATGGCTAAACCTAAAAAATATATATCCTCTAAACTAAAAGTTAAACGCAAATTTTTATTAGGAGGAGATCCTGGACAGGAACTTTATTTAAATAATAATGTTACTTATCAAGCTGCAGATGCTCCGACTGCTATGCTTCAAAATCAATTTGATGCTAATGAGCAACTTAAAGCTAAACAGAATACTGCCATCTTTGGTAATCAATTGGCTAGACAGATGGATTATCTTCAAGATTTAAATGCTAATGTTGAAAAAAGAAAAAAAGCAGAAGAGACTGCTAGACAGCAGCAAGCTGAAGCTGATAAACAAGCTGTTAATCAACAAGTTATACAAACTGCAGGTAAAGTTGGAAAACAATTAAGTAAAGATTATAAAGCAGGTAATATTTCTACTCTTAATACTAATAAGTTAGGAGATTCTGCAAACATGTTTAGTAATGCTAATATTGCTGGAGGAGCGCCTTTAAGTCCTACAATGGGAACTACTACAACAAGTTTAAGTACATATTCTCATCCTTTTATTACATCTAATGCTCCTTTAACTTCTGCTAATGTAATGCCTAGTGCTCCTTCAGCAGTTAATCAATTTATGCCTCAAGGTTTAAATCAAGGTACATATTTAACTGGACAAGGAGCAGATACTGCAGTTAAAACAGGAAGTGCCTTTGGACAAAATGCTGCAGCTATAGGTAAAAGTCTTGGAAAATCAGCATTAATAGCTGCTCCACAAATTGTAGGACAAGTTGCATCTAATCAGTTAAATAAAGCTGATGATAGACAAATGAAACGTGAAAAACGTAGTCAGTATTATGATGATACTGATTACTCTAGAAAAGAATTTAATGCACAATTACTTAAATCAACTGGTAAAGGTGCTACTATTGGAGGAACAATTGGAAGTATGATTCCAATTCCAGGAGTAGGAACGGGTGTAGGTATGGCTATAGGAGCTGGTGTAGGAGCAATTGCAGGAGCAGGAAAAGCTTTACATGAACGTCGTAAAACTACAGGTAAAAACTGGTTTGGAGAATCTAATGTTTATGATGAAAATCTAGATCCTACAGTAATTGAAAAGCGTAATAGAGAAGCACAGTTAAAAGCAATGACAGATACTGCTACCGCTATGGATAATGCTAGAATGGGTAGTATGTTACAAACTGATCTTAATACTGGATTTAATCTAAAGTCTACTTCTGGTCAAATGGCTAAGTATGGTGGTAAAATTGAATACTTAAAAGGTGGAGTAGCTAAGTCATTAGGTAGAGGCGCTAAAGAATATGTAGGTAAAAAACATGAACAAGGTGGAATTGATCTTCCTGGTAACATTGAAGTTGAAGGAGGAGAAACAGAACAAAATAATTACATTTTCTCTGCTACATTAAAATTACCTACAGGTCTTACTTATGCTCAAGCTCATAAAAACCTACTTAAGTCTGGAGCATCTTCTGAAGAAATTAAACAACTTGCTTTATCTCAAGAAGCAGCAGCAGGTAGAAATCCTAATGAAATTAAAACTATGAAGTTTGCTAAATATGGTGGTCCTTTAGAGTATAAAAGAGGAGGAAAGAAAAAACGTGATAAAAATGCTGAAGAACCTAATTATTTTACAAGTGGACAGTTTGCTAAAGATCAAATGTCAAAAGGGCCTGAATCAATTAGTCAGGGAAGAACAAAAGAATATTGGCAAAATTTAGAAGAAGAATGTCTTTTAAATCCTAATGCAGAAGGTTGTACAAAATTTGATGATCCAGATGAATCTGTAAATTTAGCTGGAAAATTAGCTGCTAAACGTAATGCAATGAATAAAAGTATTGCATTAGGAGAAGAAGTACCTACTGATTTTATAGAAAAAGATTTTACACCTAAAAATATAAATTCATATCCTGACTATAAAGATATTATGAAACCTTATGATTATATTCAGGAAACAGCACTAAATCCTTATGTAAGAAAACAAATTTTAAAGAAAGTATTAGATGATCCTTCTTTTTACGACTATAAAACCAACGGTTATGAAGATCTTGAAAATCTTCCTACAGATAAACTTGTAGCATTTGCAAACGAAAAAGGAATAGAATATTCACAAGATATTTATAATCTGTCTAATAAAGATTTACTTCCTAATTTAACTCAAGAAGAATTTGAATTTTATAGAGGACAGAGAAATAGTCCTGATATGCAATCTTATGTAACAGATGAAAGATTAACTCAAAAAAAGCAAAATACTAGACGTAATGCAGAATTGTGGCAAGATACTGCTACAGGAGAATATATTTATAGAGCACCTGATGGAACAGAAATAGCAAGATCTACGGATCAAAATCAAGCTGGTGTTAATAGAGATCTTTATTTTGAAAATTTAAAAAAACAATCTGTAAAAGTTTCTTCTAGTAACCCTCCTGCTAAACAATATAATGCTATTGGCGTAAATCCTCCTGCAAATAATACAGTAACAGAAGATAATAAAATGCAAGGTGCAGATTTGCCTGAAGTATCAATTACTGGTGAAAGACCTAAAGTAAATACTGAAGTTGCAAATACTAATACTCAAAATAATCCTCCTGCTAATACTACAAATACTACTCAAAATCCACCTGTTAATACTACTGAAACTCAAACTAATACTACTCAAACTCAAACTACTAATAATCCTCCAGTTAATAATAATCCTTCTGGAACAGTAACTTATACTACTTCTGATAAAGAAGTTCCTAAACCTACATCTACTCCTTCTCCTACTGATAACAAACCTAGGTTCTTTATGGGAGCTACTAGGATTGTAGATGAAAATGGTAATGTTAAAATTCTTACTGATAAACCTTTAACGGGACATGGTAGTATGGCTGGTTCTAGATTAGGAACACCTACTATTGAAGGATTAGCAGATGTAAGATATAACTCTTATGATGCCGCTGCTAATCTTAAAAAAGATGAAGATTATAAAAATAAAGTAGGAGGTGCTGCTTTAAGTTTTTCAGATGCTGTTAATGATAGAGAAACAATTGCAGGAACTGATTGGGGTAAAAGATGGGGATATAAACCAGGTATGAGTGCTGGAGAAGCTCAAGCTGCACATGATGCATTTGCTTCTGAAATGCGTACTAAGTTTGATAAATCTCCTGATGAAATGTTAGGTTATTATCAGTACTTAATAGATTCTGGAAAAGTAGATCCTAAAACAGGAAAAAGAGATTATACTGGAGAAGATTCTTTTGGAGATGATGCAAGAGCTATTTATGAAAATCTTAAATCTAAAGGATACATTGATGCTGATGGTAAAATTAAATCTACAGCTTTATCATATTTAAAAGAACAAGCTACTGATGAATTTGTAGGTCCTATCCATAATGCAGCAGGTGCGTATACTTTAAAAGATAAACCAACTACTAATAAAATTGTTGAAGATACTCCACCACCTGTTGGTCCTCCTGAAACTCCTAAAAAAACATTAGAAGAATTACCGCCTCCTCCTAAATATATTCCAACTAAGTCTACTAACAATATTGGATTATTACAAACTATTCCTGCAGCTTATGCAGCATTTAATCCAATCAATGTTAAACCTATTGCTCCTTCATTAGCTGCTGGATATGTAACTCCTGGAGCAGTTGGAAGAACTAATATTGGTAGAATATCTTTAAATACATACCGTGGTGAAAATCAAGGTAACTTATCTGCTATGAATCAAGCATTGCAAAATATGTCTGGTCCAGGTGCAGTTGCTGGTATGTTAGCTGCTAAAACAAAAGCTGACCAACAAAGTTTAGCTATTGCAAATGCTGAACAAAATCAAAATACTGCATTAGCTGCTAAAGAAGCAGATTTAAATGCAGGTATTTCTAAATTTAATGTTGGAAATGCAATGCAAGCTCAAACTACTAATGCAGGAATTGCTCAACAAAATGCAGCTAGAATGCAACAAGCTATGCAATTTAATACTCAACTTAAGTATGCTAAAGATGTTGAAAATAGAGAACAGATGCTAGGAGCATTAGATAGAGGAACTGCTGCTATTGTACAAAACAATTTAGCTAATAGACAATTAGATGCTACTGAAAGATTAGCTGGAGTGTATGATGCATATTCTGCATATAATAGATATTTAGGTGCTACTCAAGCTCAAAATAATGCTGCTAAAAAAGAAGAAGATAAAACTAATCAAGTAGCTAAATTTGGTGGTGTTAAAAAATATGTTTCTAGATTAGGAGACTTAAAAAACGTAAAATATAAAGTATAAGAGATGGCTTATAAATTTGATCCTGTAATTAATACATATGTAGATCCTAAATCCGTAGAGATCTCTAAAACTTTAAATGAAAGATTTGCACAAAACTTTGCAGTAAATGATGCATTAAATACAGCAATACGTGATATGCAATTTGCTCCTTTTGAAAATGATTCTGCATTAGCTAAACAAGCAAGAGAAGAAGCTGATGCTAAACTTAAACAAATTGCAGAAAGAGGAGATTACGAAAACATGACATTTCCATTACATACTCTTGCAAAAGAAACTGGAAATAGACTTAAACCTTTAGCAGACAATTATTCTCGATATGCTAATACTTTAACTGATCTTAATAAAAGAATGCAAGAAGGTAAAGTAAATGCTGAGCAATATGATCTTTATAAAAGTTATATGACTAGAGGTTATAAAGGTCTTGAAATGGATGAGATGGGTAGAGTTAAACAAGGTACTGAGTTTTCAGCTCCTATGTTGTATAATGACCCTAAAGTAATGGATAGAATTACTGAAAGATTAAAAATTATTCATAGTAAAAAAACTGGTAGTGAAACATCTGGATATCAAAGAGATGCTGAAGGAAACTTGTTAGCTATTACTCAAGGTGGAACTTTAGAAAAAGTTGATCCAGCAGATGTGCAAACAGCAGTAGATGCAGTAATGCAAGAGTCTGATGTTAAGATGTACTTTGATCAAATGGGTACAATGAAAGCTACTAAGTACAGTGATGCTATGGGAGGACCTCAAGCTTTGATTGCAACTCAAACTACTAATTTACAAAATCAAATAAGTAAATTAAATGATCTTATGAATTCTGGACAATACTCTGGAAGTCAAAAAAGACAAATGGCAGAAAGTGTTAAAGGTTTACAGAATGAACTTACTAATATTCAAGGACTTAAAACTCCTGAAGAACAATTAGCTTACGCTAAAAAATCATTTGTAGAAGAATATCAACGTCCTATCTATGAGTATGCTAATCTTAAAGCTGGAGTATACGAACAAACTTCTAAGTACTCAGTAAAAAATATTACTGCAGAAGAAAGAGAAAAGAAACAAATTGAGTGGGATATTAACCATCCTGGAATAGATGAAGTTGGAGAAATTAATGCTACACAATGGGGAGGAAAAGATGTTAATGAAAAATTGACAAATATTGCAGAAACTCAAAAACAAATTTATGATCTTGAACAAACATTGTCTACAGGAAAAGAAAAGGGACAGCCATTAAGTGCAGAGGTATTAAGAGATAGAAAACAAGAATTAGAAACTCTTAAACAAGATAGAAGTAATTTAGAAACTCAAATTAAAGAAGCAGCTAGAAAATCTATTAGTTATTCTGAATTACAAAAACAAGATCCTACTTTAATAGCTGCTTTATCAGAATATCTTGAAACTAAAGATGTTGGTACTATTTACTTAAAAATGCAACAAATATTTGATAACACTGGAGATCAAGATTACTTAAATTTTGAAGACTATTTTACTTATTATTCAGATGTAAGTGCAGGAGTATATAGTTTAAGGGAGCATCTTAATAAATTTTATTCAAAAGAAATAGAACAAAATGCGTTTGCTAATGCAATGGCAGATGTTCCTACTTTTGGAAGTGATTACAAACAACAAACTGTAGATGTTAATTACACATTTAGAAATAAGTTTCAAGATAAAATAGATAAAGGGTTAACTGAAGTTAAAATAACTCCAGTATGGACTGTTAATCAAGTTCCAGGACTTAACCCTACAGATACTAGATCTTTTACTACTGCATTTGATAAAATTTTCCTTAACCAACCTTTACGAGCTGATAAAGTTTATAAAGATTCTAATGGTGAAGAAATTACAAATATTGAAGGTGCTAGTATTACATCTTATGGAATGCCTAAACTTGGTACTAATTTAATGAAATTTAATATAGTTCAAGGAGATGATAAAACTCCTAAAGTTGTTTATATGGATATGAATCAAATTACATCTCCAGAACTTAAAAAGATTTATAATAGTAATTCATTTAGATTAGCTTCTAGAATGGCAGATATGGGTAATATTAGTTCTTATAATATTAAATTAAATACTATTAATCCTGAAACTGGAGATTACGCAGAACCACTTAATTTAAAGTTTAATGATACTAGAGGTAATGGTAAACCAATAGTAACTATAGCTGATAAGAATGGAAATCCTTTGCCTGCTACATGGTTTTCAAATAATGGATTACCTAATATGACTAAAGGTTTAGATCCTAATTCAGAATTATTTAAGAAGTTTGTAGAATTGCCAGTATTTCAAGTAAATTAATTAAATTTGTAACATGGCAGATCAATTAGATCCTATAACAGGGTTACCAACTAATGTAATTCAACAAGCTGTTAAATTTCCAGAAGCAAAAGGAGGAGTTGATGAAATAACTGGATTACCAGTTAATGTAATTCAAAAAGCATTAAAAGCTCCTCAACCTAAGTCTGACGTAGGTATAGGATTTGCTGGATCTATATCTAGAAACTTAAGCAATGTTTACACTGATCCTTTAAGTAATTATAAAGATTATGATGTAAACACTAATGTTTTTGCTAAAGACTGGAATGAACAAAGAGCTATTAACCAACCTTGGTATGAACAATTTGGATTTGGTATAGCTAAAGCTGTTACTACTGTAGGTACTTCTATTGTAGATGGAACTGTTGGTGTTGCTAATGGTATAGGATCTATGTTATTTGATAAAGATCATTCTTTTGCAGATAACACTGTAGGTAACTCTATGGATGCTGTTAACGAACAAATGCGTGAATGGCTTCCTAACTACTACACTAAAGAAGAACAAGAATCCATATTAAGTTCTATGGCAAATCCTGGAAACTTTATTGGAGATAAAGTAGCTGGAGGTGCCGCTTACACTGTAGGTATGTTAGCTACTATGTATCTTACAGGAGGTATGGGAGTAGCAGGTGGAGCATTAGCTGGAACTAGAGCAGCAGCATCTGCTATTAGAACTGGAGCAAATGTATCTAAGTTAGCTGCTAACTATAGAGTAGTTAAAGCATTACAAGCAGGTGCCGATATATCTAAAATTGTAGGAAGTGCTGCTAATGTTCAAAGACTTGCTAATGGAGCTAAAGCTTTAGACGTAGCAGTTACTATGGGATTAGCTGAAGCTTCTGTAGAAGCCAGAGAAACTAAAAAACAGTTTATTGAAGAAAGAACTGCAGAATGGGAAGCAAATAATCCTGGTCAAGAAATGCCTGAAGACATGCGAGCAGGTATTGAAGAATCTGCTTTAGCTGCAATGAATACTAACTTCTTAGCTAACATGGCAGTATTAACTGCAACCAATGCTTTTACATTTGGTAACATGGCATTTAAAGCAGCTAGAGGTACTCAAATTGTAGATGATGCTGCAGAAGCTGCATATAGAGTTACTAGAAATGCTGGGGATGACGCAGTAAGATATGCTGAAAGTTTATCTAATAATAAATTAGTTCGTGGAATTCAAAAAGGAAACAGACTATTTGGTAAAGGATTATCTATAGCAGGATTTGAAGCTGGACAAGAAGGTTTTCAGTTTGCTAGTAATATTGCTATGCAAGATTATTATGGAAAAAAATTCAATAATAATATTGAAGGTGGATTTGGAGATATGATGTCTTCATTATTAAAAGGAGCAACAGAAACTCTTACATCTAAAGATGGATTAGAGAGTATGCTTATTGGTGCTATTATCGGTGGAGGTACAGCTGCTATTCAAAATAGAGGAGTATCTGGTAAAATGGCTAAGAATACTGCAGAAGGTTTAAAGATAATGAACAGTGGAGTTTTCCAAAATATAATGGAAAACTTTGAACAGACAGAAAGAAATATTGCATTAGCTGCTACTATATCAAATAAAGAAAATAGTCCAGTAGAAAGAGAAAATGCTCGTAGACAATTGATTCATAGTTACATGCGTAAGTATGATAAGATGGGAGCTTTGGATTATGCTAATGAAGAATTAGATGACCTTGCAGCATTAGATGAAGTAGACTTTAAAAAGAGAATGGGTTATGATGAAAGTGTTCCTCTAGCTCAACAAACTGATGGAAAGAATCAACAGGAAGTTATTCAAGATATTAAAGATTCTGCTAAAAAGACTTTCCAATTAGAAAAAGATATTAATACAATTGCTCCGTTAAGAGCGCCTCAAGGACTCTTTGCAGCAATGCAATCTGATGAGGATAAGCAAAACTTTATACTACAACAAAAAGTAGATAGAGAATATAGACAACTATTATTCCAATCTGCATTAAAAAGTGAAGTAGCTACTGAGCATGCTAATACAGCATATAATACTTTAACAGCAATTAACCCAGAATTTGCTAAATTAGATAAAAATAAATTATTCTATTCTATAGGATTAGGAGAAGTAACTTTAGACGCTCAAGGAGAAGTTCAAATTAATGCTCAACCTACTGCTACAATTGAATTAGATGCAGCTGGTAAAAGAGATCAAAAGTTTCAAGAGCAACTTGATATGTCTAGAGAAGCATTTAGAAATCTATCTGCTCCTTCACAAGCTAAATTTATCTCAGCAATGACTGTTTTAGAAACTGCTTTAGCCAATAAAACTGCAGCTGATGTTGCATTTAATGAGCTTAGAAAAAATCCAGATAAACGACAGTTTTATGTAGAAGCTCAAAGACTTCTTAGACAACAAAACAAACAAGAAATTGCTAACGATTCTGCAAGACAAGCTATTGATTCAGCTCTTACTCCAGAAGAATTAGAGTCTGGAGTTCCTGCTAATGCATCTCCTGAGTTAATCATTGAAGCTAAAAGAAAATATAAAGAACTTCAAAAGCAAGTTAGGAAAGCTCAAAAAGAGTTTACTCCAATGACATATAATGAGTTATCTCAATTAGATGCAGATGCAATAGAACCTACAGATCCTATAAGAGCTCAAGCATTACGTAATGAAATGCAAGAAAGAGAACTTAGAAGAAAGTTAGATGAGCATAATGAAGCTAGAGTAGCAATTGCTCCTTATATGGCTGCACAAGACAATGCAGATACTCTTGATGTTAATTTTAAAGAAGAAGCTCAAGAAGCATTTATACAAGAGTTAGCTACAATTACTAGTGATATTGCTGTAATAGATTCTAATGGAAGACAGTTTGTAATTCAAGGAAGAGTTTATGAAGTTAGACAAAATCCATTAGACTCTTTAGAGTTTGATGAAACTTTTAATCTTACTGGAGTAACATTAACTGATGTTAAAACTGGTAGAGAAAAAAGATTTAATATTAGTATTGACTTTTCTAATCAAGAAGAAGCTGTACAAGGTAATGCAAAATCTGCAGAAGAACTTATCCCAGAAGCAATTGCTCATAGTATTCTTATGAATGCTGCAGCAATTGATGAGGTAAATGATACAGTAGATTCTGCATTAAGTGCTTCAGAAGATACTAGAGTTACTATATTAAGTGAAGCATTAGATGCTATAGAAAAAGAGAAAGCAAAGAAAACTAATAATGATCTTGAGGATTCTGAGAAATCTATAGGTACGTTAAAAACAGAAAGACGTAAACTAAAGATGATCAATAATAAGCTTTTGTCTATGCTAGATGCATTAGATAAAGCAAAAAATTCAGAAAGATTATCTCAAAATGAGTTTGAAGCTATTGATAAGATTAGAGATATTTTAGATACACTTACAGCTCTTAATGAAGTAATAGATGCTAAGAGTGAAGTAATTAAATCTAAACAATTAGGAGGAGATGTTACAGAACCTGATTTCTCTACTAATGAAGAACAAGATAATGTTCTTATCGAAGAAGAAAAAGAAGCAATTGCTACTTTAACTAATCAGTTAAATACATTTGCTGAAGCTCAACAAGCTAATCAAGATATTTTAGAAGCTGCTGCTAACAATCCAGGTTATCTTGGGTTTACTGAAACTGACTTGGCAAACATGCGAATGGAGGCAGGTAGATTAAAAACTCAAGTTAATGAGTTACGTGCTAAAATTGAAAGTCACAGAGAAAATATTAATATAATAAAACAACTACAAGATGAAGTTAGAATTGCAGAACTACAACAAGCTGGTGAAGCTGCCCTCGGAAGTGGCGTACCAACTCAAGGGGAAGTCACTCAAGGAGAGAATACCTCTATTGATACAGGAACTCCGCAACAGGGGCTTGATCAAAGTGAGGAGATAAGACAAGAAGAAGAGCGTAGAAAGAAAGAAGCAGAAGCAGAAGAGTTAGCTAAAATTAAAACTGCTACTGATGCTACTGAACTTAAACCAGAACCTTCTCCAGTTACACCTACTACTGCTACACCAGTAACTGCTGCTCCTACTACTACAGTAGTTGCTAGCAATACTTTAAATTTACCATTAGCTCAACTTGAAGTACAAAAACCAGATGTAACTTCTTCTCAAATACTTGTAGGAGAAGATGGTGAAATACTATCAGGTAACAATGTAACTCAGATTGATGCTAACAATAATGTTATTGTAATATTCTCTGAAAACATTAGTGATCCTAATAACACAGTTAAGATTGGAGATACAGTTGAATTTGTAGTAGATGAGAATACTAAATGGTGGCAAGAGAATAAAGATAAATATCCTGCAGATGAGCACTGGATGCATGTTCCAATATTTGTAAAACATAATGGAGTTAACGTTGCATTACTTGCATCAGCTAAGGATAAAAATCAGACAGATAGAAAACTTATTTTTGCTAATAAGAATAATGCTCCTACTGCTACTATTAAAGGTAAACTTATCAGTGATAGTAATATATCTAATGCTAGAACAGAGACTGGAGAAAAAGTATTCTATGATCCTACTACTCTAATAAGTCAAGGAGGAATTGGAATTGTTACTACTAAAGGAGTTACACCATTCTTTGGTGAATTTACAGAAGAGCAATTAGTTGCTATCTCTCAAATACAAGCTGATAATCTACTTAAAGGTCAGGTTATTATTATTGGAAAAGATCCTATGGGTAATCCTAAAGCATTTGTTGCATCTACTAAATCAATGGATGAGTATGGATTAACTGCAGTATTAAATTCTATTAAAGAAGGAGCATTTGAAAATGTATCTCAAATCATAGGTACTAATACAATCTTAGATGAATTTATATCTGCAGATCAAGAATCTTATGATGATATTAAAAACAATAAGATTAAAGATATCCTTTACTTAGAAGTATTAGGATCTGGAGAATTGTTATTTACATTCTATTCTGAATCTGCTAAAAGTCTTATTAGAATATCAGCTTCTAATATTCAGAATGCATTAAACTCTGAGAATGATTCTAATGTTGAATTTAGTTTTGTAGAATTTAAACCATCTGAAAAAGAAGGAGTAGAAGGATACGACATTGTTATATCTGAAAGAAAAGATCATAAGTCATTTAAAAAAGTAATTTTAGATGAGTTTAAACAATCTGCTCTTAAAAAGAAATATCAAGTAAGTAAAGATCTTTTAACTGAGAATGCTCCATATACAAGTAAACTTACTGGTATTGAGTATAATAGCTATACAGAATACTTAGCATCTTCTCAAGAGTTCTCTGAACCAAGAGCAGAAGGATTAGGACATAACTCTATCTTATCTACAGATATTGCATTAAGTGCAAGTCAATCAGCATTTAATAATATTGGATTAGAGTTTGGTAATTTAAAGATTCAGAATGAAGAAGTTCCTACTCAAACTCAAGTAGAAAGAAACGCTATTAAAATAGAAACACCTACAGCAGAAACTCCAACTACAGATGTCGATGTAGCATCAACTCCTACAGATGATTTGTTTGCAGAGTTTGGTATGGAAGAAGAACAACAACCTGCTATTCCATCTAATAGTCAAACTATTGAACACAATGGAAATACATATATTGTAACTATTGAAAATGGAAATGGAATCATTAAAAATGCTAAAGGAAATATAATTAGTGGTCAAAGTCCTATAGGAACTGCAGTACTTAATAAAGTCAATTGGGATTTATTAGAAGAACAACCAGCACCAGCAACTCCTGTTTCTGATAAAAAAGCTGAAATACAAAAAAAGCAAGAAGAATCAAATAATGCTAATGAGTTATCACAAAATAATATTATTAACGAAATAATAAATGAAATAGGTTCTTTAAGTGGCGAGCAAAGTGATGTTAGAACTGAAGCATCAAGAAAAATTTTAAATGCTTATAGAAAAATATATGGTGTTCCTCCTTATACAGGAAGTATGAGTGATGCTAAAGCTTATGCTGACGCATTTAATGAAGCTAGTTCTTATTATGCTTCTGAAGTAAGAAAAAGATTAATTAGATTAGAAGCAGCTTCTGAATTTGTAATAGACTTAGCAAAAAAAGTTAAAGGGGCTACTTTAGAACAAAAAGCAACTCCAGCTCAACAACCTGAAGCTAAACCTAGTTTTGAGCAAAGTGTACTATCAGGTGCTAGACAGTCTACTATACCTCCTGAACAACAAAGAAAATTAGAAGCAGAGATGGCCGCAGAACAAGGAAATAACACTAACTTTACGGATCTAATGAAAGAGTTGGAAAATAGAGGGAAAGATGTAAATAATCAATGTAAATAATAAATATGGCAATTACCTGTCCTAATACAAATTCACAAGATTGGAAAGATTTAGTTAAGATTCATGGAGAAAGTTTAGCAGCTTATCTATGGGATAGATACAAAGGATTTGTTCCATCTGAACTTTATACTACTACTCTTCCTGAAGTTTTTAATAATAAAAATATTCTTTACAGACAAGGAGAAGTAGGAGATAAAGAATTTGTAGACATTAGAAATACTTTATACTCTGTATTTATTAATAGTATGTACAATAGTGCAGACTTTAATGCTGGTAGTTCTTTAGGTATAGGTAATAACAAAGGAGAGATAGCTAATGGTTATGCTACTAAAATGTATAAGTCTACATCTGGACAACCTATTGCTGATGAGAAAGTATTTCAAGCATTACAGTTAGAGAATGCATATGATACTGCTGTAAGATTAAATAATGCAGAAGAAGCTAATAAAGCTAAACAAGCATTGTTTGCTTTCCTTAAAGGTAATAACATGACTTTTGCATTATCTACTCCAGAGTTAGTTAAAATTAGAAATACTTACAAAAACATTTATCTTAATTGGAATACTAAAGTAGATGACCTAGGTAACATTACTTCAATTGGATGGAGAGATATCTTAGTAGATAAGTTAGCAGAAGCTGGATATAAAATTAACGCTACTCCAGAATCTACAGAGATAGAAGATGCTACAGATATAGAGGAAATGCAGCCAGATGATTTTAAGTTAGAAACTTTAGAATCTTCTGAAGAAAAGATTTACAGCAAACAAAGTGTAGAGAATAATCCCGCTAAAAAATTAACTCAAGCAGTTAAAGAGTTATTGGCTACAGTACCATCTGGTGAACAGAACTGGTTAGGTCAATCTACATTTTTAGAAAGGGATGAAGTATATAAAGCGTTATTGAATATCTGGGTAGGTAAACAATCCTTTGCAGATATGAAGGCGGCTTTAGAAGCTTTTGCTGTGTACAAACCTGCATATACAAATGTATTAAATTTCATTAATACTCTTGATGGACAAAAACAAGCAATGCTTTATTCTGCATTTGCTTTGAACTATAACAAGTTCTTATTATTCAAAAAAGAAACTACTAACGCTGGTACTACAGTATCTATCATTAATCCAAATCTTAAAACAATATCAAAGTCGTTTACAGGTAAATGGAGAGGACAATCTGTAGAACAAGATATTCCTAATGAACGTGCTCTTTATAAAATGAATGCACAAGGTCAGATGGAAGTTAAGCCTGGTAAAATAGCAGAGATTACTCGTATTACAGATAAGATTGATAAGTTTTTAAAAGACAGAACTAACTCTGATACACTAGTACAAGAGTCTGGTGTAAATGAAATGGTAAGAGAGCTAAGTAACTTACTATGGGAGATGTCAATTAACTTAGGAGATAACATTCGTATTGAAGATACTTATGCTAATCTTCAAAAGTATATTAATACTGGAGATAATATCTTAAGTGGTAAGAAATATATTAAAGCTAATGGCCGTCTATTGTTTTTAGATCTTTACAACAAGGCTAAAGCAATGGCTACTAGTGTAAGTAATACAAACAAAACTATTGATATATATAAGAATAACAGAGGAGACATTGAGTATATCGCTCGTATCCTCCCTTATTTTATTAATCAAGTAGGAGATACATTTATTAGTGGATCAGGTAAATCAATCTATCCTGCTAACCAAGAAACTCAGATGGACCAAATTGTAAATACAATTAAAGGTTTAGGAAACAAATCTGAAATGATGGAGATGTATTTAGGAGATGCTTTTATTTCTGGATATGGAAACCCAGAACTAATGAGTTATTTGTTTCGTCACTTTGGTAATCAAGATTTCTTATCATCTTTTAATGTAGAAACTTTGGACACTGTAAAGGATGATAAAAGAATTGATGCTCAAGATTATGAAGATTTCTCAAAGTTAGATTCTGTTGCTACTCGTATTAATGCTTTCCTTAACGGAGGTAATAAAAAGTTCTTTAGAACTTCAATGACTCTAGGATCTAGAGGTACAATGAAGATGACAGTAGTTCCTCGTATTGGTAATACTGGTCTTTATGGAATAGATACAACTGTTGCTAAAGAAATTAAAAAGCAAATTATTCAAGACTTTATTAGGATTAATGAATCTACTAAGTTTATCAATAAAGTTATTGCTGATAATGCTAATGTTCCTATGGAAGAAAGAGATTACTCTATGCTTCTTGAAGGAACAGATTATAGATTAGAAGAAGATCAACAACCTACAAATCAAAATATAGCAGACGCTATTAAAAATAGAACAGGTAGAGAGTTTGATCCTGCATTTATGCAGTTTGCTATGTTAGATGAAAACGGAAATCAAATTGTTACTGATGAACAACTTACTGATGCTACTGTAAAAGAAAAGAATATTTCTGAATTCATAGAAGATTATATTAAAAATCCAATGTCTTTAACTCCTGAAATCAAAGCAATGATTGATGAGAGATTAGAGTCAATGACTAAAGATATTTTAAAGTACTTTGAGGTTAAAGCTAACGAGTTGTATAGTACTTTAAGTAAAAATGGAAAGTT